GTCTGTGCCGAGTTGGTGTCCGTGTAGGTCAACGTCAGATTGGCATCCGAAAGGTAGTTCGGGTTGCCATAGCCGATGATGGCCTGCTCGAGCGCGGTGCCGAGATTGGTGTTGGTGATCGTACCCCAAGTGCCGGAGTTCTCGCCGGTCGCTTGAAGCTCGATCTTCAGGTTTGTTGAATACGAACTAGGCATGTGAGTGTCCCTTTACGTCGAAATCTGAGTCCAAACCACCGTGTTTCCGTCGTTGACTATGACCCAATTCTGTGTCTGTGCGTCATCGACATTCTGCCAGTTAGGCGTCTGATTGTCATTAATCACGCCCCAGACAAGTACAGATCCCACCTGGGCCGTCCCAGAGACGCCCACCAGGGTGACATTGGCGTCGGAGGTGGTTGTAACCGACCCAACTTGGCCTGTGGCAGAGACGCCCGAGACGGGCACGTTTTGCTCGGTAACAACCGTTACATCGCCAAGCGCCGTGGTTCCCTGAACCCCCGTAAGCGTTACGCTTCCCGTGCCAGTAATGCTAACGGAGCCGACGGCCCCCGTGGCAAAGACGCCCGTGACAAGGACATCAGTGCCGGCGGTGACCGTAACAGAACCCACGGCCCCCGTGGCTTCCAGCCCCGTAACCGATACGTTGGCGTCGCCCGCGATCTGTGCCGTGCCGATCGCACCCGTGGCCTGAAGGCCCGTGACAAGGACACCTGCTCCCCCGGTGACTGTGACAGAGCCAACCTGGCCAGTGGCTTGAAGCCCCGTAACCGAGACATTCGCCCCGGCATTTATCGTAACGGAGCCAACCTGGCCGATGCCCTCAACGCCCGTAAGGCTGACTTCGGCTGTGCCCGTGACCTGGACCGAGCCCACAGAACCCGTGGCTTGAAGCCCCGTGACGGGGACATCCGCCCCCGCCGTAACGGTGACGGTACCAACCTGCCCTGTCGCAAAAACGCCCGTAAGGCTGACATTAGCGTCAGCCGCAATAGTGACGGAGCCAACCTGGCCCGTCCCCGTCGGAAGTGCCGCGAGGCTTTCACCCCAAGGATCGTCGCCCCAGCCTACGCCAGAAGCATTCCACCCTTGGAAGGCAACGACGGCATCGGTCACTTCCGCCTCTTACTTAGGCGATGCGGATGATCGCGTTGGTCGCGTCTGCCGTCGGGAAGATGATCGTGAAGGTGCCGTTCGTCGAGGTCTTGGCCCCACCGAAGTCCAGAATACAGACCGAAGGGTCGCCCGCCGCCGAGTCGTTGTAGATCATCGCCCCAAAGGCCGTGATCGTCGCGCTCGTGAACGAAAGATCCGCAAAGTCCGTAAAGGCCGTGGTGCCGCTCGAGGTCGGGGTGACATTGGTCAGCGTACCGCCGCCCGCCGAGTAGGTACCGGAGTTCGCTACTTCGTTGGTGGCCGTATATGCCGTAGTCGCCGCGGTAAACGAGGCACTGTTGTCGTACAGCGCAAGCTTAAAGGTATTGCCCGTGCTAGCCGTGAAGTCGTGCACCGCCCTCATCAGCTCCACCTTGAAGCTGGTGCACATGAAGTTGCCTGAAAATGCCATTTCTACTCTCCTAACAGATGAACCAGCTCTGGATGCCCCGCTTCACGAAGGCGCTGGGCGATCGTGGCACGGTCCTGCTCGACGGCCTCCTTCAGATAGAAGGCGACCACATGCTTGACGCGGTCCTTGAAGACCCGCGCCTGCGCCTGAATGACCGGATGTGACTGGTCACCGACGAAAATGATCTTGTCCGCGGCCCGTTGAGCGAGCTCGTCGGCCGCCCAACCACGGGAGTCCGTGGTCACGACCTGTACGGCGTTCGTTAGTCCGGGCATTTCTACAGTGATCATGGGCCGGGCGACTCCGATTTAACCGGGATGCGGATCATACCATCACGGTACTCGTCGCGGCGGCGGCGTCCCTGCTGCTCGATGCCGAGACCCTGGATCGCCTGACGGTACGAGTTCTGGAAGTACTGCATCATCTCCGGCGGCCCCTTAGTGTAGCTGTACGCCTGAATCATGCAGGCATAAAACAGGGCTTCCGGGGCGTTATTGCTGATCCAAGTCGTCGTATTGGTCGACGAAAGCTGCGCAGGGCGGTAGATGTAGCCAAGTTCGACCACAAAGTTCGCATTCGGGGTGGGCGCAATGTAGAACGTGTTCTGGTCCCACACCGAATAGTACTTGGGGACGTCCGTGCTGGCCCCGTTGGGCCAGTATTCCTTCATGAAGGAAGTGTCACGGAAGTCCAAAAAGATCTGATCGCTGCCCGAGGTGATCATCATGTAACGATGAGTGAGGATGTCACTCGGGGCGGTCAGAAATTTGTTGCCGGAAGTCATGTTTCCACTGACTTCGAGCTTAAAAACGTCCAAATCGATCTCGCGGAGGATCTGATTCTCCGCGAAAGTGATGAAGTTGTTGATTACGGCATCCGTAAAGACGTTACTACCCACTTCGGAGTAGTTTCTGATGTTCGTAACGAGCTCGCTGTAGTTCATGTGACCGTCACCGTGACCGATCCGACCGTACCCAAGGCAATCAGCGCCTGTCCTAGCACATACGGACGCATATCAGCCGTGTTAAGGACCGATCCATAGCTCTGAAAAGCCGTAAAACCAGGCGCTCCAACGAACACCGAGACGGGTTCAATGCGGTCTGGTCGCGGATCGCGCAGCGCAATGGCGTCTCCGCGGTACCGCAAAGGCTCCAACTGGGGCTCTTTCGGCTCGTAATCGTCCGGGCAGACCATGAACCCCTGCCATTGCTTGCGCAAGACGTTGTAGGGGTACCGTTGGCCGCAGAAATCGCACAGCCCATACGAGAATTTGCCAGTTGCGTAGGCCATTAAACGCCCATATCGGGCACAAACTGCACGCTGGCAGTGTCCCGATCCTCCATCGCAGCTCTCAGGAAGTCTTCCTCGTAGATGGCCTTCAGCGCAGCCGTCCGATCCGGGGCAAACTTGAGCGAAAGCTGGTACGCAAGCCCCGAAGCCAAGCATGGCAAGAAGCGGAAGTTAATGTCCGCCGTGTTGGTGTACCCACCAGCATCCTGAATGCGCCGAATGCGGTAGTACACGAAGGTATACGTCTGATCCGCCGCCGGATAGAAGAAAACCTTGGTCGGATTGGCGCGCTGTACGTAAAACTGCGCCGGCCGAGCCTCAGAGGTCTTGTTCGGGACGTTCAGGTAGTCCTCGCGGCTGATACGCTCGATGTAAACATCACTGTTGATGCCCTGGCTATTCTGGCGAATGATCGCCTCGAGCACATTGACCGTATCAGTAGGCAATGTGATCTCTTTGACACCCTGCGTCAGCGTATAAGTCGCCTGTTCAATGGTCCAAAGGTTCAAGCCACGGTTGGCCCAGTCCAGAAACAGCAAATTGAGCGAGCGGCGTGCGGAGTTGAGCTGATAACCGCTCGTCGCCCGCATGCCGCAACGCTCAAATGCCTCTTCAACCAGATCGTCAATCGACAGGTTGAAGTCTGTAGTGCCTGACGTAGCCATCGATTAGCCGCAGGATCCGCCCATGCGCATCTTCTTGACCTTCATCTTCTTCTTAGCCGCACCGCCCTTCTTGTAGCCGCCAGGCATCCCGCCGCCCATCATGCCCATGGCCATGCGCTTGTGCTGATTGACATCGCCCCCCACGGCCATCATCAAGACCTTGCCGGTCTTCTTGCTGGGCTCGGAGAGCATCTTGTTCTTCGGGCCACTGCCCACGGCACCGCCACCACGGACGGCACAACCCATTCCACGACCTGCCATTTTAGTACCCTCGCATCGCGCGACCGCGCGAATCCTTGCTCTTGCTCTTCATGGCACGGCCTTTCTTATCGGCCATACCACCCTTTTTCATCTTGCCGACGCCGTCGGCAGCAAAGGCCGGAACCTTCTTCCCGCCCTTCATCACCATCTTCAACTTACCAGGCATAACTTACTCCCTCGCGCTGCGAATTTCGTCCAGTTTAGCTTCAAGACGATTGAACCGTTGGTCGACATGTGCGACAAACTTCTCGATCCGATCGTCCACCTCTTTGCGAGTGATGTGATCTCTCGCAATCTCCTCGCGGGTCCGGTTAAGCAAAATGCTCAACCGAGCCAGCTCGTCAAACTTACCCTTTAGCATGAACCCCATCCCGGTCACTATCGCGGACAGGATGATGTTCCAGATCATGATCTCCATCGGCTAACACTTCCATCGCCGGCGAGCCTGCCTGATCCTGCTGTTTGGATCCTTGGCAGCCTCTGGGTACATTTTCATCTGGCCGGCGGAACGCGCGCAAAACGACTTGCGTCGTTTGGCCCGGGCAGCACTCGGATTGCTTTCCGTCACGGCCGTCTGGAGCTTACTTCCGGGGTTGGCACGGCGATACGCAGCCACGCCCTGTCGGGTCATGCCTGCGCCCTGCTTCGTAGGGCGAAAGTTGCCGCTTTTAACGGAGGTCTTGATGCCCATGCCCTTGCGCACGGCACCGCCTCCACGCAGCGCAATGCCCATGAAGCCAGGCATTACGCCGGGGCCCCACCCACGTACAGCACGGTAACACTCTTGACCTCGGCATCCGCGATGGTGACATACACGCCATCCGTCGCCAGAATTCCGTCATCGGGAATGATGAGATCGTAGGCTCCAGCAGCCGCCGGAGTCTTGATGTCAAGAATCGTGGTGCCCGAAACGCCGCCCGTCTTGAGGGTAAAACTCGAGGCAGTCGTTGAATTGGTAAAATACACGCCCTGAACACGCGTGCGACCATTCACCGCGTCGCCCGAAGCGACCACGGTTTTGGCTTTGACGTCACTTGCAAAACTCATTGTTCTGCTTCCTTTGTCTAGGTGAAGCCGGATCGCCCCGGGTCATTGTTGACCCGGGGCGCTTCCGTTTTTTAGCGCGTCGCCGAGGCGAAGAGGTAGTCGAGCTTCGTCGAACGGGTGCCCGTAGCACTGCCCGACAAAGACATCGCCGCCAACGCCAACTCCGTGGTCGGAATGTTGGTCGTGTGCGTCGCAACAAGCTTGCGGTTCACGAAAAACTCCACCAACCCCGTGCCGCTCACGCGGAAACCAAGGGTGATGTCGGTGTCGTCAACAAGATCAACGCCCGAGTCCGTCGAGGTCTCGGTGCCGCCAGACTCCGTCTTGCAGAGGATCGAGGCATTGCCGTCGTCCACCTGGAACACGATGCGATCGGCAGCCGTCAACATGGCTTCCGGGTTGGTCGCAAAGTTAACGGTGAGCCCGACGCAAATGTCGGTCTGATCGGCGTCGTTGCACTGGAGGCGGGTCTCAAACCACACCACCTTATCGGCAGCGGCCTTGTAGACCTCGTTGCCTTGAATTGACGCGCCGTCGTCGTCCGTCGTAGCAGCCGAGGTCAGCGCAAGGAGCCCATTGACCGTGTCGGCAACAATGCCGGCAGAGGCTCCCGAATCCTTGACCACGGTCCAGTCGTTGGTGCTGTCAAGCGCAACGCCGAGAAAGTCGTCCAAGTACGAGACGACGGCCGGGTTTGCGGAAATGGTGAGATCGGTGCCCCAGGCGCCCGTGACGGTGCCCTTGCCCGAGTACTGAAGCGGGCCAGAAAAATGCGTAACAGCCATGTTGTCCTCACATGCGAGTTAGGTACGGCTGTCTGCATGTCGTCAGCCGGGTCTGTCAGACGTACCTGGATTGCCCCGGAACAGCTCAACTATACGTCAGGAAATCCAATAAAAGAAGGGGGTCTTTCGACCCCCTCCTGTTTGCCGCTATTAGGCAGCGCCGGGCGAGCCGAAGATGCCCCGCGGGTCGCTGAAGCCGAAGCTATAGCGCTCGCGAGCCTTGTACCGCACGTTGCCGGTGTCGAAGTCGCCCTCGAAACCAGTCTTGATGGCAACACGCTGGAACATCTTCATGCCGTTCGGGGCGTCGGTTTTGATAAACCAGGCGTCCGGGTCGGTCAGGAAGTGGTTCACGGTGTAGCCCTGCGGCACCATGCCCATGTTCTTCACGGCGTTGATGTCGTTATCCGCAGTGCCGACACGGAGGGTCGACTTGAGGATACGGTCAGCCGTAAACATGAGTTCCTTCGGGATGATGAGCTTGAGGCCCTGAACAGCGATCTTCAGGCCACGCTCATCGGTGAACTTGGCGATGTCGATCAGAGCCTGCTCAAGGGAGGTCTCGCTTAGGTCAGCCGAAACGGCCAGCTCGTTGGCGAGGTCCGGGCCCGACAGGGTCGGGTGGTCCGTCGCGCAAAGCGGCTTGCCGTCACCACCAGTCGAGGTCGTGAACGCGCCGTTAAGCACGTCAGCGGCCTTGATCTGCTTGGTCTGCGCCATCGAACGGGCGAGCGCCTTGGTGTAACGCGCAGCGAGTCGGTCGTAGAGGTTGTCCTCAACGGCTTCTTCGGTGAGCGAGAACGCCAGAGCGATCGTCTCGTGGGTGTAGCGAGCGGTGTAGACTTCCTGCGCCTGGTCGTACGCGACGCCAGCGCCTTCAGACTTCACCGGAGCCTCGGCAAAGCCGGACTCCATCACCTCTTCCTCGAACGCACGATCAGAGCTCTCGACCGAGTAGATCTCGGCGTGCTCGTTCTCGTAGTTCTTGTACTCGAGGCCGAACAGGGCGTTCAAACCCGGCTCGAGCTCCTTAACAAGTTGTGCACGTGAAATTGCCATGTCTTTATGCCCCTATAATCAGGTTACGGCCTTGACGCCGCTGCTGCCATACAGGTGCTCGTTGATTTTCACAACGACCACAGCAAAGTCCCCAAGAGCGTTGCCCGGAACATTCCAGAGGCCAACGATCTTCAGGTTCAGTGCCGCTGTATCCGCGATGGTGGACGAATCCAGTTCCATCGAAGAAACACCCGTGGTGGAGCTTCCGCCCGTCCCAACGACATCGGCGTTCTTGCCGATATCAGCCTGCTCAATGTCCTCATCCGCCTGGATGATGAACAACTGGCTCGGATCGTCGATCACGTCGGCAACAATCTTGCCCGAGGTGACGTTGACGCTGCCCGGATAGAAGTTCTTCCAGGTCGGCTTGCCGGTCGTCGGATCGATATAGAAGCAGCCGTTAAACACTCCGAGAGCCGCAGCATGCGTCCCCGGGAGAAACTTAACGACATAGCCATTGACGATCGTCACCAGGTCGCCCTGGTAGATCGCCCCACTCTGGTTGTCCACAATCTCGTATCCGTACTGCTTCTGAGCACCAGTCGCAGACAGATTGCCGAGAGGACGGAGACCAAAGGCTTTGTCTACATTTGCCATTTGATTATCCTCAAAAAAAGTTATTCACTGGCTTTTTTAGAGCCGCCGAATGAAACGCGAGACCTACGGGTCGGTCGCTCAATCTGCATGCTTCCATGAGCATTGCTCTTCATGAGCTCGTTGTCCGCAGCCTGCATTTGGTTGTTCGCTCGTTCGCGGTAATACTTGTTGCGCTCTTCAACCGTCTCTTCCGGGATACGTGCCAGAAGCAGACCTCCCACGCTGATCACACCAGCGTGTCGGCCATCATCCGTCGTTGAGACCGGAAAGTCAGGGTACTCGTCTCCACGAACCAGCTCGTACCCCTCACGGAGACGACCTGCAATGTTCGTGCGGTCTTCCACCCCGCCTGCCGAAGCCCGAATCCAACGATGCTTGTATCCCATAGGAGCTGGTGGCGCATCAAGCCGAGAAGGAGGTGCCCACGGACGGCGTCGCGCGGTCTTCGTACGAGATTCGGTCTCGCGCGAAGCGCGGTTCAGAGAAGGCAATTTGACGTCCGACATGTGTTACTCCTTCACGTACTTGGCGTATTCCTCGAGAGGAACACCCAGCTTTTTAGCAATTGCCACTTGACTTGGGGTCAATTTGACAGTGCGGCGTGCTGTGTTGTTGATCCCGGAGGATCGGGAGGCAGGCGCAACCGGTTGCACGTTACGGGCCCTGCTCTGCGTGCTCGCCCCGCCGTCCCCAAACTTCTGGGGAAAGGCGTCTCGAATACGTTTGTCAAGTTCATCATAGTACTCATCCGAGCTAGGGTCAAATCCCTCAACTTGGATCAACTGGCGGTGAATACCCCAGGCGGCATGGGTCATGACGTTGTCCCGGCCATACCACTTGTTCTTTTCCGCCCACTCCTCCACTCGCGGGTCCACCTGCTGCTGCTGGGCGGGCTGCTGGGCCTGATAAGCCGCCTGCTGGGCGGCATACTGCTGCTGTTGCAAGTAGGCCTGGCGCTGGGCCGTGGCAGAGTCTAGCTGCCCCTGCTCCATCGTCAGGGCGGTCAACCGCTGCTGGGCCTCGGTTTCGGTGTCAATGTCACCTTCCTCACGGGCCTTGCGGATGATCTGCTTGAGGGCCACCGCCTGCGTCTCAACCCGGCTCTTGGCCTCAACCAGCCGCTCCTCGTCCGTACGGACATACTGCTGCTCGAGCTCCTGAGCCCGGGCCTGCACCTGCTTGGCATACTCCAAGGCCGCCTGCTCACGGCGCTGGGTCTCGCGAAGCCGGGCCGTCAGCTTGTTGATGCGCTTCTGCACCCCCTCGCTGTACTGGTCCAGCTCCTCTTCCTTACGAGCCTGCCGCGGCTCCTCTTCCGTCACCAGAGGCAGCCTTGGGGCCTCCTCCTCAACGGGCACCTGTACGGTCGCGGGCTGCTCGCCCTCGCCGACGTTAAATTCCAACTGTTCGTTCATCTCGGATCTCCTTACCACATGTGAAGGACGTCTTCAGGATCGGCAACGATCCCCAAGACCTCATCGTCGTTAATCAAACGAATCTCCCCGCCATCGATCGGGATCCGCGCGCCGGCATAGCGGCCGAAGATGATCCAATCCCCCTCCTTGCACCACGGGCCGGTCGGGAACTTGACCTCATCGCCATAGGCGATAGGCCCAACCTTGAGGACATAGCCACACACCGTCGAAACCTGCTGCTTGCGCTGGGTCTCTTCGGCCAAGGCAATGCCACCCTTGGTCTTCTCCGCACCCCGGTAGGGCAGGATCGCAATGCGCCACCCGGTCGGAGTGGGGATGCGGTTGAGTACCGCCGCATGGAGCTTGTCGGGCTTGAGCCCTTCGGCCGTGTAGGCATCTTCCAGGGATGGAACATGCGCTGCGGCCTCTTCCGCCCACTTTTTCTCTAAAGCCGTGGGCTCTTTAACTATCGCATTCACGTTGGTTCTCCTTTAGATCAAAAAGCCGTCGTCATCCGTTCGAGACTTCAGTAGTCGCTTTACGGAATCCTCAACCAGCTTCAATCCTTCAAGGCGACCCATCATGAAGCGATACCGCTCCATGTCGGCGATCGTTCCATTTAGGACGATTTGTTCCGAGCTTTCTCTAAGAGATCTGATCTCACGAAGCACTGCTTCTGCAAATTCAAGCATGGTTGGTTTCCATGAAAAAGCAGCCAGTTTTGCGCACCGGCCGAGGCGCTTATCGACTTAGTAAATCTTGACTGGGCGGTTGCCATCCTTCTTCTTGACCGTGCGCACAGCACCCATGACGCCGCCGTCCTTCATGCCGCGCGACTTGCCGGCCTTCGCATACGCGATCGCTGCCGCCTGTTTCACCGCAGCGGACTTGCTCTTCGGCTTGCTCGTGCCAATGCGGCCCTTTTCCTTGTAGGTGCCGACAAGCTCGCCGATGTTGCGGCTGATCGTCTTCTGGCTCGATCCCTTTTTAAGCGGCATTTCGCCCTCCTCGTTGTAACTGAAGTTGTAACTTCGCCTGGTCAATCTGCATCGACTGCTGAGCCTTTTGCGACTCAAGCTGCAACTTCGCCTGATCCAACTGCATCTTGGCCTGGTCGGCCGCGGCGCGCTGATCGAGCTCCTGCTTCTTGAGCGCCACCAACGGGTCCTCCCCGCCGCCAGCCGCCTCGCCAGAAAGTTGCCCTTGCAGGTTCTTGAGCTCCTGCAAGTAGGTGGCGATCTTGATCGCGACCATGCCTTCCTTCTGGATCGGCGACACCAGTCGATCGGGGTCGGTGCCGTACGCCTTGAAGATGTCCGCCTCAACGTCCTCTTCAGCCTTGATGCGCACGTGCTCGAAAATGTGCTGCTGAAGCTCCATAGCCGACATTGGAGCCGACTGAAGGATCGGTGACATGCCCATGATCAAGTGAGCGACGATGTGCGCGTCATGCTGCTGGCCCGGGAAGGCCTTGAGCTTCATCCCGTTCAACACAGAAGAGTTCTCGGACGCCGGATCACGGGGCATCTGGTTGTTCTGCGGGATCAAGATGCCGTCGATGTCGCGGATGTTCAGCGCGGAATACACACGGTAGTACGCTTCGTACATGTTGTGCATCTGCGGGGCGCCCTGCGCCATCTGCAACTGCATCTGTGCAAGCTGGATGCGCTGCGCGGAGCTGAAAATGTTCGGGTCAGCAACCGGCAGCACCGAAACGATCTTGTCGAAGTCCGTGCGCTTGACCTTGCGGCTCGCCCCCGGCACATCGTACGGGTACTCATCCTCAAGATACTGTCCAAAGCCCTCAAAGAGCAGCCGGAACTCAAGCGACTGGGCGTAATGCAGGCGCTTGTGGATCGCCGACATCACCATGGAGCCACGCTCGAGCAATGCGAGCGTCGTGCCGACCTGCGCGTACTGATTTCCGTCGCCGACCTGCATGTCGGCCGTGCTCGAGAGGCGCTTGCCGGCGTCTACGAGGAATCCAAGCAGCGCAAACAGCACTTGGCTCGGCTCCTTGTACGGAAGCGGCAGCAAAGACGACTGCAACTCCGCGCCACCGGCGTCAATGTCGCGCCACTCGCCCGGTTGGATCGGATCCGAGTCGTCCGCGATGCGCGCGCCCTTGGCCTTGAAGCCCGCAGGCAGGTTGGCAAGCGTTCCGGCGTCGATCAACTGCCGCAACGCGCTCGTCGCCGACTTGGAAAGGCCGCCGATGAGGTGCACAAAGCCCAAACCGTACGCGCCGGGGCCTTCCACCAGCACGTAATGGACAAAATAGTTGCGCCGACGCTTCAGTTCATCGTCTTCGCGCCAGTTTCGGCGGATTCCGATGACCTTGAGCGAGTCTTCGGCGAGCGTAACGACGTACGGAAGCTTGATTCCCGTCGGTTCGCCGTCTTCGCCAATCTCTTCAAAGCCCGGCAGGTCCAAATCGACCAGCATTTCGAGCAAAAATACCTCGCCAGCCTGGTCCGTCGGCTGCACACCCGTCACTTTGTCGATTGCCGCCTGGATTTTGCTCGGGTCCGCGGGCGTCGGCTCAAGGTCAACGGCAATATCGAGGTATTCGCCGATCAAAACGCGCTTGCGGAACTCGTTTGAGTCCATCGCAATGCGGTGCGTCAGCCGCGAACACTGCGAAACAACGCTCGAACCGTTGTACGGGATGTACACATCGTCCGCCAGACACAGGCGGGAGACCATCCGACCGAGCTGAAAGTCGTAATAGACCTTCTTGAAGGTCGATCCGCCGTATCCGGTGTAGTACAGGAGCTGGTCGAACTCCGGGGTGTACTCCTCCATCACCGTCGTGAGCTGGTAATTCATGAAGTCCTGCACGCGCGCGGCTTGCTGGAACTTGTCGACGGTCTCTTTGCCTAGTACTTGCGTGCGAACCGGGCCACCCGCGGGCAGCAATTCTTTAAACGCCTGCGACTGGAACTGGATGATCGCCTCTTGCAGCATCGGATGCGTCGCGCCAGAGGCGCCACGGAAGGGCTTGGTGCGCTCTTCCATGCGCAGGCCCAGCAATTCCAGGCCCTTGGCGTACATCTGCTCCCAATCCGACCGCGATCCCTTGTCCGCCTCGAACATCGCCGAGACATCGATGGCAATCCGACCAAGGTCATCCGGGTCTACGACCTCCGCAAGGTTCGCGTAGAAGTCGACCTCTTTCGCCTCATCCTCGCCAATCTCGATGACCGCCCCGCCATCCGGCTCCAGGACGATCTCGATCTCCGGGGCCTCCTCTGGCGGACCCCCGGCAATGACCAGGACGCCTGCGTCAGGGGCTTGGTTGATCGCTTTATCAATTGGCATGTTGATATCCTAATACATTTAATGCAAAAAGGCCACGACTAATCTTCGTTCATGCCCAGGCGCTGACGAATGGCTTGGATAGATCCTTCGTCAGGAAGGTTCTGCGGAGCATTTGGTAGTTGATTAAGGCGCACGTTGACGGGTCTCCCCTGCCCAGGCGGCAGCACTTTTCCGGCATACAAACGAATAGCTTTATATAGCGGATCGCCGCCACCTTCGGAAGCGCCTGCAAGATGCCCTTCGGTGCTACCTTTGTACCCTGGGGGCAAAGGGTTAAAATCGTAGTTTTCTTGAAACACCAACTGCTTTGTTTTTGGATCAACGGTGTAACCAATACGGCCAAACGTGCGGTTTAGGGCTACTGGGGTGTGACTACCAAAAACACTAAGGCCACTAGGGTCACTAGGGTTTTTTAATGCGTCAATTAGGTAATCTTCATATCCCAAATTTGGGCCAATGCTAAATATATTGGCTACGTCGGCTACGCCGGCAGACCTTAGTCCCACCTCGCGCTCGTAAGTCTGTGAGTCGCCCGAAGCCAAATCAATAAAATCTTGTGTAATTACCCCTTTTTTATATTGTTTAATAGCGTCTAAATCTTTTTTATATTGTGCAAAAAATTCTGGATACAGGATCTTGCCTTTGTTTTTCGCAGCAACAGCTTTTTGATGGCTAGCTAATGATTTAACTAAATATTTTTCGTACGTAGTTAAATCCGGCTCAATAGATTTGTATTTGCTGCGAACGACAGACATAAGCGCTTGGCGCTCTGGTTCCTTCATGGAGGCTTCGGTAATCGGGTCTTTACGAGCATCGACAACAGACTCAAGGAAGATGCGCTTGTGTAGTGGCAAATCTTCGCGATTGACGTTTCTGCCATATAGCCCAAGTCCTGCGCCAACTAGTTTGTCGGCAAAGGTCAGATCGGGATTAAACCCTACCCCTTCCTCGCGAAGATCAGGCTGCTTAATCGGCGCGCCGCTCGGGGGACTCGTCGGGATTGAACGCGACAAATCGGAGCGCTCTAGTAACGAACGATACAAATCCGCGCTCGTCTCTCCCGTGCTCGGGCTACCCTTCGCACGCCTCTTGGGTTCTGTTTTCTTGTTCTTGTCCCCCGTACGCTCTTTTAACGCAGGTACCACAATCTGCACCGGACGACTAACTCCGGCCTGCTTTGCCTTCCGAATAAAAAAGTTGTCTTTTTCATTAACGTCACCCGTGAAGTCATACGTGTCTTTGACCACATACGATCCGTCAGGCATCTCCTTAAACGAGAACGTACCTAGGGTGTTACGCAAGTTTGCCGTGGAAAAAAGCGAGCGGTCTGTGTCAGGCCCCGGCAAACCACCAAGGCGCTCATAGCGGTCTTTGTACGCGTCATGATGCGCGTATGTCACGGTGTTGGGCAGGGCCTTCCCTGTTTTTCTATCAGAAACCGGACGGGTCTTTGCCAACTCAATCAATCGGCGAAGTTTTGCCAATTCCGCTCCAGACAAACTAGCCTCTGTAATTGGCTCCGTCCGCTTGGAAGATTCGCCCGACATCGACTCTAGGTACGTCCGAATGTGTAGCGGCACTATCCGCTCATCCGTTTCGTCAACCTCACCGCCCTCGTTAAACCGACGCGTCATCAGATCCCCGAGCCGCGATAACTGCTTCTTGGTCAGCCGGCCCTCGCCAAACGTATCACGCATCAAATCCTTCGCCGACATCGCATCCCGCGAACGCACAGACTCGGACATCTTGAGAAGCTCCGCGAGCGTGTCAGGCGCGCGCCGTGGCTCTTGGGCCGTGGTCAACGACTCAAGCTCCATGGCCATGCCCTTCGCAGTGCCCCTGTCCGTCTCTTGACTGATCGGTTGCCGCGTCGCACGACGCACAGTCTGCGAGACCGGCGTCGCGTCAAACTCCACCTGCGTCTCACCAGGCGACTCCGACAAACTCTCCAACATGCCACGCGCAGAGTCGATGTTCTTCATCGACTCCGCATACGAGTCCTTGCTGTCACCCTTCAAGAGCGCAAGCAACTCAGCATCCGAAGACGGACCACCCTTCGCACGCCCCGTCGGACGCACCGCCCCAGGCGACAGGATGATGTTGCCAAAACGGTCCGTGTAATACCCCGCGTTCTGCGCCCCACCCAACATCGTCGGCCCAAGGTTCGGGTTCGCAGCAAGCGCCTGCAACGGCAGATTGCTCGTCTGCAAGCTCGGCAGCCGTGTGCTCGAGGGCAACGTGCCAGGGCTCAAGGCCCCAGGAGTCGGCGTGAAATACGGGGTCGATGTGCCTTGGCCCGGGGCAACGGGCAAGGGGTTCGCAATATACCCCGGCGTCGGAATGTTCGCGGTCGGGATGTACCCGCCACCAGGAATGCCCGTGGCCGGAGGCGACACAGGGATGTTGACCGGAGGCTGCGCAGGGGTGGGCGCAGGGGCGGGCCTGCCACCGCCCGTCTGCGGAGGAGGCGTTCTGCCACCACCAGGAGTCCCGCGTCCGGTCCGCGGCTCACGGCCGGCAGGGGGCTTTCCAATCCGACCAAGCAACCGGCCGACATCGCTGTTCGGGTCGATCGCGTTCCAGTTAAAGTTGAACCCGCCGCGCGCCGGCGTGCCGGTGTCCGGCTTCTCGTCGCGATCGTCGATGCCGTTCAGGTTCCTGTCGATGAAGTCGGCCGTACGGACAGGACCCATCTCGTCCTTCGGCGGCCGGGTGGTCGGAGGATTGACCGGCAACCTGCTGTCGATCAGCCCGGGGGGCGCCGTTCCGGTACCACCTCCGGTACCACCGCCCGGGGGCGGCTCCTCCCTCGGAGGAGGCCGGTTCCTCTGCTCTTCCTCCGCCCTGCGGCGAGCTTCCTCCGCTGCACGGCGGGCGGCCTCTTCAGCCGCCATCCGACGAGCGTTCTCTTCCGCTAGGCGACGGGCTTCCTCAGCCGCTCGAGCAGCCGCCGCATCCTGCATCGCACGACGAGCAGCTTCCTCTTCAGCCGCTCGACGAGCGGCCTCTTCAGCGGCTCTACGGGCGGCTTCATCGGCGACGCGCTTGGCGTCTTCCTCGGCCTTACGACGAGCTTCTTCTTCCGCGGCTTTGCGGGCGGCTTCTGCTTCTGCTGCACGACGGGCTTCCTCCTCTTGCGCTGCTTGGCGAAGTTGTTCATCCCGGAAACGGGCTATGTCTCCTTCCTCCGGTCGTGGGCCGGGGCCACCGGGCATGTAACTACCCCCCAAACCAATCCCTGAGAGATTGATGCCAGTCGTGAGCCCGCCAAACCCCGCGGCATTGATCCTGGCTAACTCCGCCAACTGTTCCGGCGTCAGGGTCGTCGTGGGGGAGGTGCCCGTGAACTGAGCGAGATTGTCGGCTGCGCTGCCAGGGGCGGTAATCGGTTCGTCGTTTTCCGTACGAGGCACCCGATCACGCTCTTCTTGCTCGCGAATGAATGCCTCAACACTATCCTGTTTTTGCGGACGATTGCCAACGCCCCCGTCAAACGGGGGCCGTAAAAGATCCTCCTGCTCGCGCGTCTCTCGCCTCAGACGAGCACGCTCGGCCGCATCCGCACTCATGGCCATGCCAGAGGTTGTCGGCGGCGAGGCGGCGGGCTCGAAAACCGGAGCGGCTTCTGTCCGCGGTCTCGGGATGTAGTCCCGCTCTTCCTCCACAGGAGGCAGGAAGGACGGCCGGCCATACACCGGACTCGGCGGAGCGCCAGGGGACTCGTAAACCCTCGGCGGGGTGTACGCAGGGGGAGCAAACTGCTGAAGATCCGCCGCCGCAGAGCCAGGCTGCGCGGCCACCGGGGGCTCCGACTCAGGCTCTACCTGAGTGCGCATCGTGTCAGGGGCCACCGAAAACCCGGGGAACGGGGGAGCCACAACCTCCGATCGAGGCGCAGGCATCATCGGGTTATCCCCAAACAAGCCTAACGGCTCCTCCCCCTCACCAAGCGCCTCCATCCCAAACACAGGCTGATACTCGCGCAGCTTCGTCTTCGGGTTCTTGGTCCCCGCGCCACCGAGCTTCTTCAACAGCTCACGGGCCTTGGGGCTGAGGTAAGCCAACTCCGTGTCGCCCCCACGGCCTGCGGAAGCAACCTTCTTGATAAACGACGCTGTGTCTTTCTTCGCGGACTTCTTGGCTTTGGCCATGGCGCATCATCCTCAGAGGAGCGGCCTTGACATTCTAGGCCTCAGTAGTATTCAGGAGCAAGCGTGCGTCCAGACGGCTCCGGTTTCTCGTCCGTGTTCAGCGTCACGAAGTTGCCCTGACGGAACCGCATGATCGCCTGCGTCGTCGAGTCGACCATGTCGTCGTTATCGCCGTTCGGGAACGCAGCGCACTCCTCGACCAGCTCTTCCGCCCAATCAGTGTCCGGGGCCCAGACCATCCCCGACTCAAACACAGGCGCCACCGCATGCGCCCGGCTGATCTTGTCCGTGCCCGAACGACGACCGCCAGGGGTGTACATGGTGACAGGGATGCCCAGCCGCCGCAGCTCCTGCTGGAGCGTGACACCCGTGGCCTTCGCCTCGATCAGCACATTATCAGGATTCCAGTGCTTGTACTCGTCCTTTGCAATGCGCTTGAGCTCCGGGAAGTCCCACCGGCCTCGTACAACATCCAACAGGATGATGTTCGGCCCCGAGTCCTGGTCCGGGTAAAACACTCCCCAGGTCGTGATCACCGAGAAGTCCGCCGTCTCCTTCTTGCTGTAGGCCGTGTCATAGCTCTGGATGATGTAGTTCACAAGCGGGGGATTCGGATCCGGCCAGACCCGCCACCACTCACGCTTGAGGATTGCACCCTCGTCGTTTGTCGGCTGCTGCTGGTACATCGCGTTCCACTTCTGGACCGATAGCGATGCCTTGACCGATTCCAACTCCTCGAGCTTCCAGAACTCCGGCCACAACGGCTTGCCACTCGGCAGGATCGCCGGGAACTCAATGACCTCCCACTTGTCCGCGCCACGGCTGGCCTGCGCCTTGAGCAGCCGGGCCGTCAGGTCCTTCGTTCCCCAGCGCGTCATCACGAGCACGATCGCACCGCCCGGCTGCAAACGGGTACGCGGACCGCCCTGGTACCAGTCCCAGGCGTTATCTAGCGCAAGCTCCGACAGCGCGTCCTGTTCCGAATGCGGGTCGTCGATGATCAAGATGTCCGCACCGCGGCCGGTCACGGCACCGCCCACGCCGACTGCAAAGTAACTACCGCCCGCGTTCGTGTCCCACCGGCCGGCAGCCTTGCTGTCCTGCTTCAGGACCACCTCGGGGAACAGCTCCTTGTAGCGGTCACTGTCCATCAGGTCACGCACCTTGCGGCCGAACTTAACGGCAAGCTCCGCCGTGTGCGTCGCCTCAAGGGCCTGAAGGTTGGGGTTACGGCCCATCAGGTACGCGGGCAGCAGATACGACGCAAACTCCGACTTGGTGTGACGGGGCGGCATGTTCACGATCAGCCGCTTCAGCGTCCCGCTGGCAATGCGGTCAAACGCACTCGCCATGCGCCGGTGATGCTCGCCCAGGATTGCCGAGGGCCACACATAGCGCACGAAGTCGATGAAGTTCTTGCGCGCCTTGTCCTGCGTGTCGAGCAGCATCAGCCGGTATTCCAACCGCAGACGCTCCTCCTCGATCTCCTTCGGAACGGCGCTCATGGGGTCGAATTGCTTTTCATATGCGCAAAATTTTTGCACAAGTTGACAAGTTGATCAACCGGGGTGGTTTTTTTCTACCCGGGTACCCCGTTCTCTTTAGCCGCACATTGACTGTCTGAAATCAGGCATACGCCCGCGAAGCCAACAAAGCGGCCTGTTTTTTGGGCCCCGGGGCGCGGAATTCCCCTAGGCCGTGGCGCCGTGCAGCTCGCTCAAAGATTGTTCAAAGAATTGCTCAAAGATTACGGCCCACGGCCCACGGCCCACGACCAGCGGGCGGCGGACCACGGACCACGGCCCACGACCAGCGGACGGCGGCCCACGACCAGCGGGCGGCGGACGGCGGGCGGCGGACGGCGGGCGGCGGGCGGCGGACGGCGGACGGCGGGCGGCGGGCGGCGGGCGGCGGGCGGCGGACGGCGGGCGGCGGGCGGCGGGCGGCGGGCGGCGGGCGGCGGGCGGCGGGCGGCGGACCACGGACCAGCGGGCGGCGGACCACGGACCAGCGGGCGGCGGGCGGGCGACCACGGCCCACGACCCACGACCCACGGCCATCGATACCACGAACACCATTTCACGGCGCACGGGCCAAGGGCCAGGAACCTGGCAGGGAAAGCATCGGGGCGGCCCCCCAGGACGGGCGGGCATGGCCGACGGGAGGCGGCGCGATAGGCCGGGAAGGGTGCCGGATTAGATACCGGCGCCTAAGAGGCAAAAAAAGGGCCGCACATGGCGGCCCCTCAGTTAGCGCACGGGCGGGGACTAGGCGGCTTCAGCGGCTTCAGCGGCTTCAGCGGCTTCAGCGGGTTCGGTGACTTCAGCGACTGCGATCGCGGACGGTGTGACCAGCCATGAGGGGTTATCCAACGGTTGCGGGTCGCCGCGCATGGGCATGATTACGCCCACGGCGTCGCCCGTCAGTACAACACGCGCAGCGGCGTCGCCGTTATGCCGGATGCTGGGCGAGTAGGCTCCCCCTAGCAGCTTGTGAACCTTGCCGAACGCGCCGATATAGTCCGCGTTGAATTGCGACACCTCGCCGGACACGGTGAGCGGTACAACCCTGCGCCAGTCGGGATACTTATCGTCCATCAGCGGGGAGGATGACACGGTGCTACCGTTGTCAATCGTCGCCGTGCGCGTGGTCGGGTCAATCGTTACGGTGATAGGACGCTTCAATACAGCCTTGACGCCTTCCAACGCCTCGCGCCGGATGATGTACTGACCAGGTACGAGCGCGGGCGCGTCATCGGTCGCGGTGAGTGCCACGGCTAGCAGCTTATGGCCGTCCGTTGCAACGGCTACAGCATCTGATGCGCGAACATCAATGCACACGGAATTCAAATAGTGGCGGATGTCGTTCTTGCCCGCGATAACGAGCAACGCTTTAATGGTGTCGGCGGGGGTATGAAATTGCATGGTAGTGTCCTCTTTCTAACTTTCTATGGCGGGGCGGGATGCCCCGACGCGAATAGTAGCCGAAATCAAAAAAGGAATGCAAGCGAAAAAAAGGCCGCCGGAAAACAGCGGCACGGGCGGCCCTTCATAAAGGGTCTACGCTGCTATCGTCGCGACATGGGGCGCGATGCGGAACGCGTCGCGGGTTGGCATATAGTCAAGGTGCCCGGCGGCTACCGCCCATTGGCACTCCCGCAGGTGTTCAGCCAATGCAGCGTCAGCGTCGCCGTAGCTGTCGAAAGTTTCGGGGTCACCGTCTAGGCTCCACACATTCTCCCAATGGTTGCCGGTAAGGGTGAGCACTACCCATTGCTGCGCGGTCATGCCTTATCCTCCGCCTTAATATCGTCGAGCATATGCGTGGCGATCTCGTACCAGTTGACATCCTTCAGGAAGGCACGGGCGTAGTCCCCGGCGAGACATTCTAACGAGCCATCCTGCGTAACAACGCTATCGGCGTATTCTTCCAACAGTTGGCCAAGGCCGTAGGCGTCATCGTCGGCGACTTCGGTCGGGTACAAATCGCGGATGTCCAGACAGTCGAATATCTCTAGCGCAACGCGCCAAGTGGCGTAGTTAGTCCAGCCGTTGTACTTGGTGTCGGTCGTCATGGTGGATTGTCCTCTTTCTAACTTTCTAGGGGGGCGGGATGCCCCGACGCGAATAGTAATACGAAACAAAAACGGGATGCAAGCGAAAAAAAGGCCGCCGCTGTATGGGGCGTCCGGCGGGCAGTTACAAGGAAGGGGGCGCACCTTTAGCGATAGCGTTAAAGGCTAGCCAGTAATTCAGGGCGGCGCGATAGTCATCGCACCGAATCCGGTCATGCAGCTCGCCGCGTGCGTCGCGCACGAGCACGGTATAAGGCGCGTCATGGCTGGCGGTTTTCTCCAACATGGCTAGCCAGCCGTTACGGTGGATTTTAAGTTTAGTCTTCATGCCTTGGGTGTCTCCGTAGTTACTGGGCGGTGATCTGGCAATAATCGGCACAGTCATAGCGGCGGCCGACGGACATATAAAGAGACTTGCCGGACACCTTGAAAAACGGACGGCCAGCCGCAGCAAATTGTGCGGCGGTTTTCGGGGTTACTTTAGTAACACGCAACGCAGTAGCGACATAAATAGTTTTGCCAGACGCTAACGCATCGGTAATCCATGACAGGGTTTCGGCGGCGGGGTTTTTCATGGTGTGTCGTCTCCTTTCTAACTTTCTATGGAGATAGTACTCGAAAACAAAAACGAAATGCAAGCCCCCTTCCTATGTCTCGTCCTCTTCGATGCTCAAAGTCTCCTCCTCGTACCGCTCATCCTCGCCGTCACACAAGACACTAAAGTCCTCATGCGCGGCGACATACGCATCGTCCTCGTTCTCTGCCTCGACCGTCACCGTCTTGGTCACAGTTGCACGAATCGTCACTCTGTAGGTCTTCATGCCTCGTCCGCCTCGTTTTCGTAGGTGTGCCACGGGTTGCCGCAGTTATCCAAAATCTCGTCGTCGGTCATCTCTTGCAGTCTGCACACGATGGCGTGACGCAGCTCTTGCCCCGTGACCTCGCCTTCCGGCGAGTCGTTCTCCAGCTCGAAACCGAAAGCGAACGCGTGGTTGAACCGCGCCATATGCTTGCTCATGCCTTGTCCTCCCCGCCAAAACTAGCCGCGTCACCATCTGCATAGGCCAACGCCTCAGCAATGTAGCCGTGCGCCTCGCTGCCCTCTTCGACTAACCCATACGCCGCACGCAAAGCGGTCGCAATGCGAGTCAGTTTTTCGCCATCGCTTATCTCGTCGTCGTCCTCGTCGTCGGCGTCCCACTCTGTATAGTAAGAATCGCCCTCGCAGTCATCGCACCAGTCCTCCCATTCCTCGAGAGTGAAGTGCTTATGCAAGCACTCGTCGCTGCAGTAGTAAGCCCTGCCACCGTCGAAACAGTAGCCCTCGTTCATGCCCTTACCGCACTCCGAACAGGTGCGAGCGTGCTTCTTGTAGGCCATGGTGACTTTCTCCTTTCTAACTTTCTAGGGGGCACGATGCCCGAGATGAATCCTATCAACTCGTCAACCGTTGTCAACTACTTTCGATTCCTCTTCAACCTACCCTCCCCCGAACATCTGGCTTCTTTCTCCTTTCTGGTGAGACCTAGCGGCCCCTTCGGTGCAGTATCGATTGCCAAAGCATGAAAAGTACGAAACGCACAATGTTCTTTTTTGGTGGCGGTTCATCCGGTAGTTTCAACGGCCCCGGGGGGAACGGTTTCCTTTTCATTCGGGCGCCACCGGAAGTGCCCGGACAACATGAATGTTCATGTGTTGTCTCCCTCGCCGATAGTCTCCTCGTACTCAGTCCGCAACTCCTCCTCGTCCATGTTGCTGTAACCGATGAAGCCCGACTCTAGGTAGTCGCCAAGCAGCGCGGTGTCGCCGCGTGACATTGCTTCGCGGATGTAGTCAATCGCTTCGAGCGTCAACGCCTCAACCATTTCGGCGCGTGTCTTGTTCATGCAGCCTCCGATTCGCTTTCGTATGGTGCGGTTTCAATTCCGCAGTGCGGACAGTCATCGCTGCACTCGCATTCCCAACTGTCCTGCCACAATAGATCGCAGGATTCGCAAAAGTAGTAACTAGTGAGGGTGTTCATGCTGTCACCTGCTTAGTGTTCAAAGCCTCTGAAACGCAAACGCCTAGTGCGCTTGCCCCGGCTTCTACTATGTCTTCTCCCGGATAGACGCTGAAAATCACGCTATCGTCGCGCGCGCCATCGATCCACGCTTCGTAGGTGTCCGCTACGCCGCAGTCGTCCGCTACGCCGCAGTCATCGAAAGCGTCCTCTTCTCCCAAATGCTCGACTACTTGATACACCACACGCTCGCATGAGTGTCGCGTCGATCTGCGCGACCATCGCTGCTCGTTGGAGCCGACGATCCAGACCCAGCCGCCGTGGACTTGGGTTGCGTAGCCGCTGTAGGTCTCCACGCGATCACGAATTTGCTGCTCGTAGTCGCGCTCCGTTTCCTGCGACTCGTGGCCCCAATCACCGAAACGCTCGTCGTTTCGCACAATTTCATTTTTCATAGCCTAGCCTCTTTCTGACTTTCTACGCTGGAACATCCCAGCCCCGCGAATCTATACCAACGGCTCACGCCTCCGCAAGGGTGTACATCAGCATGTTCCACGGGACCGCACCGTAGTGATAGCCCACAACGGGGTCCGTATCGATGCCGGACTTCGCGAGCTCGAACACTTGTCGACCCGCATACAGCAACAACCGCCCTTCCCTCGAGGCCACTTTGCCGGGCGGCACATACAGCACCAAAATGAAGGTACGCACCCCAAGCTCCGCGTGCCGGGCGTGAAAGGCAATCTGATGCGGCGACAAAGCCACCTTGCGCCCGCGTTTCACCACCTTCAGCTCGACCGGGACAAACTCCCCCGTCTGCTTCAACGCGATGAAGCAGTCCGGGATGCCCAGATTTACCCGCGACTCAATCCGGGTAATAAGGCAGTTTGGGAGGTTTTCCTTTAGCCTTTGGTACAGGCTTGTTTCGGGCTTTGACGGCATCCACAGGCTCCTCGGAGGGCTCCGGTTCGGGGGGTTCCAACTGGATCGGCTCCTCGAGGCTTTCCTCCACCTGCTGCGGCGTGACATCGATGATGGGGCTGCCGTTGCCGTAGAGCTTCTTGATTTCCTCGAGCTTGCGCATGACCTCCTCCTTACTCATGGAGTCAATCGTGCCGTGCCGAATCTCCTTGCGGTCGATGTAAATCGTCCCAAGGGCCTGCCCTCGACGATACTCGGCCTGTACGGCGGCCCCGTAGGCCCCCGCGGACAGCGCTTGGTCCCGGATGACCTGAAGGTCCCGCATGTGCCGCTCGTAGGTCGTGCCGTACTTCTCGGCCATCTCCGCCCGGACCTTCTGGATGGCCGCGACGATGTGCGGGTTGACATCCGGGTTGGTCAGATCCTCCGCCCTACGCTTGGCGTTCTTCTCGGGCCACCCTGCACGAACCACGGCCTCCTGCAACGTCACATGGCCGTCCCCCGACACAAACTCGTGGACGAACTTCCATTCCTGCGTCGTGAGCTCGCGGCTCTTATGGGGCTTTACGGGCCGTGCCAGCTTCTCCAGCGTCTGGGGCTGGATACCCCTGCCCATCTTCTTGCTGAACTCCTTGTCGGCCTTGCTGCGCAGTTTCACGCCACCCTCCAGACCCGCCAGCCGTCCTCGACCTTCCGGCACGAAAACTTCGTCCCGTGGCGCTTGGAGAACATCCACGCGGCACTACGGGCGTTCTTGGCCGACTCGGCATCGGCTAACAGGAAACTGTCCCCTACGGCCATGACAGGGAATGGGTACTTCTCCCGCTGGGCTTCGGCGGGGATGGGTATGCCTGAGTCAACTCTTAACATGCCACTAGTCTACTCCGAGCAATTCGGGATCGTCTAGGGGCTAGAGGCCGCGGTAGTAGAACCTCAGAGGGGTCTACTAGTTTTTCATTTCAGAAAAACGACCCGCGCGCGCACCCCAGAGAAATTACCCCTATTGAACCTCCGTAAGTCTCCGTGTAGCTCTAACACGTTGATCTACAAACCTTCTTACGCCTATTACGGCATTACGGTGAATTTTAAAAATTTTTGAAAAAAAATTCACTAGACCCCTCTGGGGTTCTACTGCCGGCGTGTTTCGGGCACTTTTGTATACTTTTCATTGACCGGACTGGTATATTGCCCCGTGGTCCATGGTCCATGGTGAACAAATGAAGCAAGTTGACCTTGAACATATTGACAGGTGGTACGCCTACGATCCGAACACGGGGGAGGTCTACCGTAAAACGACCTACGCCACCCTCTGCACCCCCGATGGTTATGGTGGGTACAAGGCCAGTATTCGCGGCAGGATGTGTTCGGTTCACAAGATCGCGTGGTTCTTGAGCCACGGCGAATGGCCCACGTTCCAGTTACGGCACCGGGATGGGGATCGCCGTAACAACCGGATCGAGAACTTGGAGCCGGTGTCGCTGAAGCGGGCTAACGCAGCCTAGAAAAACCCCCGGGTCTTTCGACCCGGGGTCCGCGGCAGGTGATGGCTTGGGGTCTGGAGGAGCGCCGCGGGAAACCTGAGCTTTACTGGACGCCGGCGCCCATGGCCTTCTTGAAGTCCCCTTCGAGCATACGGGCGGCCGTGCGGCCGGTCATGATTTCGCCGAATTCGATTTCGGAGATATCGACCTCGAGGGGGCCTGGGACGAGTCCAGGAACAACGACCACGGGCCCGACGAGCCCGTAGCGTGTGCCGTTGATCGTGAGGGTGATCATCTGCACGAGTGGGGCGCGGTCCGGTTCCTCGAGGCTTAGGTCGTCCATGTCGTTCATTCCCTGATGTTGCGCTTGGCGTCGAGCCAATGCAAATCGAGCAGCAGTCGCTCGATGTGCGAGGACAGCCCGTCGCGTTCCTGTTTGAGCCCTTTGACTTCCTCTGCGAGGGACTCGAGGAGGACGTTTTGGACTTCGATGCGTCGGCGCAGCGCGAAGACATACTCCCGGAGCTGGAGGTCGTGGATCGGGATGGGCGGGTCGTCGGTCGAGTTGATCGCGGGGACTAGCATGTTGCGGTCTCCCTCTCGTAGTAGCCTTCTTGGTTCAGGATGGCGCGTACCATGCTCTCAGCGGCGAGGGCGTCCTCGACCAGCGGCCGGAGGGCCTTGGTCCGTGGCTCGTGGTTATAGCCTCCTGTGAGCTCGAGGGTGAGCCCTTGGAGGGCCATGTTGGCCTCGTGGAGGGCGAGGAGGGTGTCTTTGCGGTTCATCGTGGGGTCCCCCGCAGCCGGTCGGAGATGAGCTTGGCGTAGCCGGCGATATCGTCCCAGTTGTCGACCTTGTCGGGGTTGCCGTTGACGATACGGGACATCTTGCTGGCGATCATCTCGAGGGCTTCCCATTGGTCGTCGGCGAAGGTGCGGCCGTGGTCTGAGGCGTGGTCGGCCATGGCGCGTTTGAGGGCTTGGGCGAGGCGGGAGTTATCGGCGAAGGTGCCGTAGTCCGTGGCCCGTGAGTCGAGGATATCGTCGATGGGGTCTTTGTCCGTTGTCTTGAGGTCATCGAAGAGTGCTGTGGTCTCCTCGTTGCTGAGGAGGGCGGCGTTCCACTCGCGCGCGTCGGCCTCGGACTTCCCTGCGGCCTTCTCGCGAAGCTTGTAGGCGTAGGGGATGGAGATCCCGAAACGCTTGGCGACGGCGCTGACCTTGGCGCCGGGGCTGTCGTGGAACCAGTTGATGGCGCGTTGGGCGGCATCGGACTTCTTCAGTTTCTTACCGGATTTCATTGGGCACTTCCTTCTGTTGGTAAAGATAGGCGACACAAGAGGGTGGGAAAGCCGCTTCGCCTGAGTCGTAGGCACAGGCCGCGGCGATCGGGTCGGAGGCGCTGTTGATGTACTCTGTTCTCAGATGCAAGTCGTACGCGCAGTACGCAAAAACACTGAGAAGAATAGAGCCAAGCACGCCGCAGACAGCAACAAAAAACTTTATATCACTTTCCATTTCAATCTCCTTTCTATGCTTTCTAACGATTAAAAATATTCTCTTCCGCCCCTCGAGCATCTCCAGTTTGGCTTAGGGAGATGCGGGTCGATGGGCCTGCGTTTATTGCGCAGGAACCAAGTTATACCCGCAAAGACGGATAAAAACAAGAATAGACCCAGTCCAGACATGAGTATCTCCTTTGTCATTTCTTCTTTCTCGCAGCCTTTATACCTCGCCTTTCCTCGAAGTGCAAGATGCGGTGGCAGTTGGCGCAGAGGGGGATACATTTCTCCTCTGCCTCGCGGATAGCCTCCTTGATGTTGTGGTGTTTGACAATAAGCTCATTCACCGAGCGTTTGTTGTGGCGGATCACGTGGTGAAAATCGATGACCGCGGGGTGGGAGAACCCGCAGTGGAAGCAGAATTGCTTGGAGCGGTAGTCGAGCCAGGCCTTCTTGACCGAGGCGCGGCGGGTGCCGCTTTGTTTGATGACGTGCTGGGTGTTCTTCAAATACCAGCGACGCGAGTACTCGCGTTGCCGTTCGCGTCGGACGTTGGCGTCCTTGAACGGCACTAGAGCCGTCGTTTCCAGTAGAGGGCTCGTGCAAAGGAGTAGGGGATGGCGGGCTCGTAGAGCCGAAAGCCACAGGTGATGAGATTGTTGGCGCTTGGTGCGTTATCCGTGGTGTCTGAAACCGCCCAGTTGTACCCCTGGCGCTTGGCCCAGAGCAGCCGCGCGCGGATGAGCCGGCGTTGGATGCCTCCGCCCCGGGCGAGCGGTGTGACACCGCAGCGGCCGAGGTAGACCCCGTCAGGGATTTGTTGGGAAGGAGACAGACACGCGAATGCGACCGGCGTGCGCCGGTGGTAAGCGATCCACCAGACCCCCTCTTCCGGGAAGTACAAAGCATCGTGCGGCAGACAAGCCCGTTGCAGCTCGATGAGTGTCTCTTCGACTTCCGGGTTGGAAGGATCGACCTTTTCACAGACGACCTTCATAGGGCGTCAGTGTACGGAAGATCCCTGTCATTTCAATGTCGTGCCGTAGTATTTTAGGATTGTTTCAAGGCAGAACAGGTGGCCCTCGAGGGTCTTGATATCCAGGTCGCGATCGGTGTCGAAGATGGCGGAGCCTCTGCCGGCCTTGCGTGCCGCGAGGTCCGTGGTCATTGAGCCGTAGGTCGCGGTCAGTTCCTGGACGACGAGCTGTTCGATGAGATCGAGGGGCAGATCGAGCGTCACGGACGCGGGCTTGGACTTAGTGGGTTTGGTCAGGAACTTCCTGGCGCCCTTGTTGCCGAGGGTGCGTTTTAGGACGGCGTTACGGGTCATGGCTGCTCTCCTATGACGAACACTGGGGTGTAGTCCCCGACGTAAGAGCCGATGACGTTGTAGTGCATGTGTTCAACGGCGTCTTCTTCGGTCATCTCGTCGCGTGTTATCAGTATCTCTACGCACTTGTTGTAGTCGTACACGGCTAGCAGTTTGGTGTGCTGCCACCCAAGACCGATCAAGGCTTTCTCAAAGCCGTCAGCGTACAGCGTGTTCGGGTCAAGTGGTTCTTCGGTCATTTGCTCCCCCTTGCCCGGATTGCGTTAACAATTTCCTGCGCGTTGTTATCGCTGACGCACAGCCCATAAACAATCTTCGCACACGCCTCCCGCTCGGCTGCTGCGACAAGGGCGGCGAAGCGTTGGTCACGAACTTCCAACCATATCTCGACCCGTGACTTTCCGGGGTGATATTCGCCTTTTTCGTAGATAGTGTCGGCGTAATCTTCGGCCTCCCGCGCCATCCGGGTGATGTCCTCGCGTGTCATGTCTTGCTCCCCCTCGCACGGATGGCGGCTGCAATCGTCCAAGCCGCGCCAGATTTTGGTGGATCTGTCAGCAACAGGGTCTGATTCTTTAACTGACCATCCGCAATTTTCGCACACGCCTCCCGCTCGGCTTCGGCAACGAGGGCGGCGAAGCGAACATTAAAGACTTCCAACCATCCGGGGTGATACTCGCCTTTAGCGTAGATGGTATCAACGTAATCCTCCGCCTCCTGCGCCCATCGGATAATGTCCTCGCGTGTCATGTCTTGTCCTCCTTCAGCGCAGCGTCGAACACGGCTATCGCAGCCCGGATTGGTCGCAGCGGTTCGCACTCATCACAATCCGAATCGCCGCAATCGGTGTCGGCGAAACAGACAAGGAAGTACAACTCTGAGCGCATCCGCTTAATCACGGCGCGGGGCAGGGTAATTGTTTCGGTCACGGCTGCGCCCCCGCTGACAACTGGACTGCGTACAATGCAAAGACGATGCCCGTCAAGAGGATGATGCCTAGTGTGACGCTTAAAAAAGTATGCGTCTTATCTGCATCTGCTAACTCACGGCGCACTGCGTTCAGTTCAAGATCTTTGCGGAAGAGCGCGTCCTTGAGGTGTCCGTTCTCTCGCACAAGGTCACGTATCTGTTTGTTGAGCCGGTCCCTTGAGTACTCCATAGTTTTATCGTTCATGTCCTAACCTCCTATTTCTTCGAGGAAGGGGGCCTTGACTTCCAGCCCTGCGATGTTTGTTGAAACCCTACAGCAAGGAGTGCCTCGGGGGTGCGGCATGCCCCGTCGACACGCTTGTGGCTGCGGAAGCTCTCGGGCGTAGCGAAAACCTGTTTGCACTCCGTGCAGCGACGGATCTTTGCGACGCTCATTGATCACGCGTCTCGAGCATGATGTCCGCGAGCCGATAGGCTTTATGCACGGCAGAGTACACAGACTCCAGGTCGTCTCGTGTCACAAGCCCTGACAATGCGTGAGCGGCGAAGTAATCGCGCAGCGTGAGGCCACCTTGGATGCTGGCGTCCCCGTCGTCGTTGACTACCCGATCAGGAAAGATGTTGGTCATTCTAGGTCTCCGTCGTCGTATTCATTTTCAGCAAGTTCCTCGATGATCTGGTCTTCGAGCAGGATGCGTTGAGATTCACTCAACACCTTGAGTATGTTTACTCGCGAGACCTTCCCATCGGGCTTCTCCAGTGAGGCATAAGCGGCCTGGATATCGATCATCGGGGGTAACATGACGCCCTTGACATCCATGGCCTCGAGCACCTCAAAAGTGAGTTCGACGCTTAGGCTTAACTGTGTCAGATGTTTCACTTTCTTTCTTCCTGTTAGCCTCAATGCGGGCGAGGAGCTCCGCTTCCTTATGCGTCTTGTCAAAGAGCTCGTCGATAAGCGGGCGTAGGATGGACCCCATGCCAGCCTTGTAGAACTTCTGGAGTTCCTTGATCTTCTGGTAGGTCTCCAGATGGATCATGATCGACTTGAACTTTGTGCCCTTGCGCTTTTCGGGCGAATAGCGGCCGGGGTAGCGGTACAGGCGCCTGCGCCGGTACTTCCAGACATAAGCTTTTAGCTTATCGAGCTTTTCTCTTGCCCCTTCGTCTCCGTTTTCCACGCGTTCAGTTAAGCGCTTAACCCCAATGCGTGGAAAGCGCTTGTTGAAGTCGTCGTAACTCAGGTTGGTCCACTTCAGACCTTTCGGCAAAACACTGGTGTCGCCTTTTTTCTTGCGGCTAGGCATACGGTTCTCCTTTCTTGTCCTCGACTCTACGCGTTCGATACCCGAAACGCAACTACTCTTTTGCCTCGCCCCATGAGGGCCCGATCTCCACATCCACCCGGGAGGGGACCTCGAGGGAGACGGCTTGGGCCATGATCCGTGCGGCTTCTTCCGCTTCGGACCGATCGTTCACGCTGACCGCTATTTCGTCGTGCACTTGCAGGAGGAGGCGGAACCCGGCCTTGTTGAGGGCGACCATGGCGGCCTTGGTCTGGTCGGCGGCGGACCCTTGGATGAGGCGGTTGAGGCCCTTGTAGGTCATCGCACGTTTGATCCGTGGTCCGTATTCCACGACCGCTTGCTCGCGCGGGAGGGCCTTGTTGATGCCGTATTCGACGGGTTCCCAGAGGGGGAAGCGGCACTTTCGGCCGAGGAGCGTACGGATCGAGCCCCCGGAGGCCGGGTGTTCGATGCGCTTCATGACGGAGTTTACGGTGCCCTTCAGGAACGGGACGTTCATGTGGAAGCTGTTGATGAGCTCTGCGGCCTCGTCGAGGGGCAGGTCGAGGGAGTTGGCGAGCTTTTGCTTGCCCATCCCGTACATCAGCCCGAGTCCGATTGTCTTGGCGGCCTTGCGCTGGATCCCCGCCATATCTGCCACCATTTGGTGGAAGTCGGTATCTGGGTTGTTGCGATATGCGTCTGCCATGCGTTCCGCTCCCGGGAGGTCGAGTAGGGTGGCATAGTGGACGAGAAGCCGAGGCTCCTGTGAGCTGAAGTCATTGGCCGCCCAGAGCTGTCCTTCTTCGGGGAGGAAAAGCGAGCGAACCATCGGACCGATGATTTCATGACGCGCGGGTACCTGTTGTAGGTTGGGGTTGTTCATGGAGAGGCGCCCGGTGACGGTTCCGCCGTCTTCGGAGCGCATCTGGTTGATATGCGGGTGGATGCGCCCGTCGGCGGCGCTGTGCTTGAGATAGGGCTCGAGGAAGGTGCCGTGGGTCTTGTTGAACTCACGGGCTTCGATGATGAGCTTGGCGATCTCGTGCTCATGGCCGTCGAGGAAGCTTTTTGTGAAGCTCGGCAGGCCGGTGGTGGTCTTGGGGTAGGGGATCCCGAGCTTGTCAAAGGCCTTGGCGATGCTGGCCGCGGCCCATATGTCAACTTTTTCGCCAGAAATTAACTTGATCTGCTTAATGTGTTCGTTTTCTTTACGCTTAAAGTCAGCGATGAGTTGCTCGCACTTGTCGCGGTTGAAACGGATGCCCTGAAAGGTGAGGTCGATCAGCACCGGCAGCAGCTCGGTTTCGAGGGTGAAGATGGACTCGACTTCGTCCTTACGGAGAAGCGCCTTCAGGTGATGCCAGAGCTTGAGCGTGAGCGCCGCGTCCTGTTCGGCGTACTCGCCGACGTACATCGCCGGCAGTTTCCAGAGCTCCTTCTTGGCGTGCACGCCGAAGTCGGAGGCGGCGTCCTTCAGGCCCTGCTCGGACTTGACCTCCTTGAGGTAGTCAAAGCCGAGGCTGTTGAGGGCGTAGCTGAAGCGGTTCTCATCGATGAGGGGCGCCGCGAGCATGGTGTCGTAGACGGTGCCGTTGACCTTGAACCCGGATGCCCGCAGCCAGCCGAGATCGTAGGCGGCGTTGTGCATGACCTTGTCGCACGGCAGCTCGAGGACTTTCTTCATCCAGCGGTTGACGATGCGTTCGTCGAGGTTGCCCCCGCCCTGATGGGCGATCGGGAAGTAGCCCTTCCATCCGTCTACCGCGACCGCATAGCCGACGATGTAGCCGTCCTTGCGGGGCCATCCTGGCCCCATCGAATCCATGTGGGGGTCACACGTTTCAAGGTCGATCGCAATCTCCGTTGCGGAGGAGAGGTCTGGGAAACTGGCGGGCGGAACCCACTCGGAGGGTCGCTCGAACATAGGCATGGTCTTCAAAGTCTGAACCCCTTGTAAGAATTCTTGGGTAGAACGAAGTGTAAGGATTGCTTGGCGCGAGTAATACCGACATAGAGCAGCCGGTTGATGTCGTCGGAGTTCTTGTCGTACTCCTGCGCGAACTTGGTAGAGAGGTCGCCGATGAGGAGGACATTGTCCGCCTCGCCGCCCTTCGCCCCGTGGATCGTGGAGAGCTTGATCGGCACCTTGCCCGTGATCTTCACGCCGCGGCGTAGGAGCGCGATGAGGTAGTTGCGCTTGTCCTCGGCGATCTTCGTCAGCGCCTCGTGCCAGATCGCATCGGTCAGTAGGCCGTGGTCCTTGGTCAGCGAGGCGTGTGTATAGGCTATATCTACGCTTGCCGTTTTCAGCCCCTTATGTCCGCGTTTGACGGCGCTGGGGTCGAGGAACTTGTATATGGTTTTGACTGTCTCGAAAGGTATCTCCCCACCTTTTCGTAAGCGTTCCCAGCCGATGACGGCGGAGAGGACGGACTCGGGGATGCTCCGTTGTCCGTGGCGCTCGAAGAGCAGGCCTTGGGATTTGATCCACTCGTGCATATCGGTGAGCATGTAGTTTGCGGCGGCGAGCACGAGCCATTCGCCCTTGGTGATATCGACGTGGTGGAAGTCGTTGTAATAGGCGATCGCGCCGCCTTCGGTGCGGGGCTTCCAGATTTTAGGCTGGCGCTTACGGATACGGTTTACGACCTGATCGGCGAGCGCGTGGATCTTGGAGGGGACGCGGTAGGATTGATCGAGGACTTTGACCTGGCCTTCCAGTGTCAGGAAGGAGTCGACATCGGCTCCAGCCCATGTGTAGACCGCTTGGTCGTCATCGCCGGCGATGTAGGTATGTTCGGCGCGTTCAATCAGCTCCTTGACGAGCCGCCACTGTAGCTGGGAGAGGTCCTGCGCTTCGTCGATGATGAGTGTTTTTAGCGACGGAAGTCTGTCAGGATCATCTAGGACTCTTTCCAGCAAGTCCGTAAAATCGAGAAGTCCGCGGGATGCCTTGTAATGTCTATACGCTCTGTCAACGTACTCGAAGTGGTGCCACTCGATCGCCATGCGGCTTTCGTTGTAGTGCTGGCGAAGATCCTTGCCCTTGATCCGCGCGATATTGACCTCGTTCAGGATGGGGTGGTCCGCCTTAATGGCAAACTCCTCTTCACCCTTCTCCACTCCCAACTCAATCCCCGCCTCTTTAGCGAACTCTGCGTAGTGTTCGGGGCCCATCATGTCCTTGCTGGTGATGCCGAGACAGCGATAAGCGAGCGAGTGCAGGGTACGGAACCACGGGAAGTCTAGGTCCGGGTTCAGCGCAGGGAACTTCTGGATCGCGCGGTCACGGGCCTCGGTCGCGGCCTTGCGGGTGAACGCAAAGTAGCCGATCTGCGTCGGATGGATATCCTCCGCAAGTTCGTTTTGCACCACCGAGAGCAGGTAGGTCGTCTTGCCTGCACCGGGGGGACCGAAGACCTTCTCGACGCTCATGGCTCGATGGGCAATGTTGGGTAGTAAGGGGCAATTTGTATAGCGAACTGCTCGGGCTGTTCGGCCTGCTTGTCCTGTGCGTCTCGATAATCGTCGTATACGCCGACGATCGACACCGGGTGATCCGGTTTGATCCAGTACACGACGAACACCATGAGTTGATGGTTATGCATCGCCGTCTCTTGTAAGTTCTTCTTCCGCGGCAAGGATCTCTTCGACTCGATCCATCGCACACGGCCATACGATGATGGGAGTGGTTTCGCCGACATAGGCGCCCTCGATGTTGTAGCTGATGTACTCCTCTGCCTCGTCCAGGGAGAGCCCGGACTCGTGCATGAGGATGGTGACGATGGCATCGCCGTCGTAGATCAGCGTGTCGATGCGGCGTGCACCGCCGCCTTCTGCTCGCTGCCACACAGTTGCTATGCCGACTAGTGCACTGTCAAAGCCGTCTATCTTGAGCATCAGAATGGACTCCTGCTTTTCTTCTGTTCAGGGGTGTCAAACGGGGAATCTTGCCGCTCGAAGCGGGGGATGCGCCAGCACCGCGTCGCGCGGTTCTTGAGGAAAAGACTGATTGGCTCGCCGCCGATGTCGCGCATGCGCTGTGCCATTTTTGGCAGAGTCATGCCCTTGAAGTTGTTGCGCGTGAGGTGTGCCTCGAGGTCCTTCATGCGGAAATATGTGCGGCCTTCCTCGTCGTTGGTCCACGGCCGGCCGAGCAGAATCTCGTCCCGATCGAGGGCCTGCTGCAAGTGTGTGCAGAACTCCTCGAGGAGGTCGTTGAAGCGGCCCGTGACGGTGGTGTCTTCACTCGCGACCGTGATCTGCTCCGTCTCAACCATCTCGGTGAGCAGTGCGTTCAGGAGCTGTTCCCAGTCGGGCTTCTTCACCGCCGGGGGCAACAGGTTGAGCTTCTCGACGCAAGACTTCTGGAAGGCCATCTGGTTGAACAGGCTCTCAGTGTCAAGCTCGATGCGCTTGCCGTTGACGTCGAGAAACCAAAGTGGCGGTTCGCTCGCGTACTTCGAGAGCGCAGAGAGCTGCGGGGAGTCTGGCCCGTGGGCCCCGATCCCAAACTTGCGAGTCCTGCACAGGCCGCTATTGCAGAAGCTATTGAGCGGCGCGTCTTTGCACTTGTACCGATACTCCTTCTTATTGATCTGTTTGATCAACATCTGCACTTCGTTGTTCGGAAGCGGAGGGCTCACGTACTTGTAGTTGTACTCGACGATCAGGTTGTCCCACGTCGCCGGGTGCGCGCGCTTGAGGTACAGGCCGATGTTGAAAAGCGCGTTGTTCCGTGTGCCCTCGGGCACGCCTTGTGCGCAGATAGCCTGTAGGCATGGTGGGCCGTCCTTGATCGGTGATTCAGGGGCCTTGGGCTCCTCTGGAAACTTCAGGTCCGGGTCCTGTACGAACTGGTCGTACAGGGTGTAGAACTCTTCAAGGGAGGCGGCCTTCCCGTCGTCATTGAAGGCGTAACGCATGGTGTCGTCGCCGCCGAAATACGGGAGGTTCAGGAAGTTGCCTGTGTCCCCGCGCTCGACGAGGATTTCGGCCTGTTTCGGGAAGATCTCGCGACCGGCCTCGCCAAGGAGCGCCGCGGAGGCCTTCAGGTAACGCTGCATCGAGGCAGCGGGGATCGGTTCCTTGACGAATAGGAACACGTGTGCCCCGCCTGACTTGCTGCGGCACACGACAAGGGGCAGCTCAAGGCTGCGTATCTTCTTGATCAGCCCTGCGTGATCGAGAGGGTACTGATCAATATCAATGCATCCCCAAATGCAGGAGTTATCTGCGCGGATGGGGATGATGCCCAGAGAAGGCTCCACGCCTTCAAGGTGCTTCTGCCAGAGATCATCAGTTGGCGGCTTACGAACGACAACGGCTTTGCCGGCTTGCTTGCCATTACCCTTGTCGCCCTCGATCCTGTAAGTCCCATAGGCGATGTCTAAGCCCAGAAATATCGCCTTGAACCTTGTGATGTCGGTCATTTCTGCTTTCTCGAAAGAAGGGGCCTACTCGCAGTGAGTGGGGGGAAATGGCACTGCTTTCGGCCCCAGGAAACATCAGAACGGTGCGGAACCCGAGGATGCCTCACCGTCGCTATCGTGCTTGGTCTTCACCGCACCGGAAGACACCGATGCCGCGAAGCTCTTACAAATAGCGTAAATGCTCTCGTCTTCGACAGTACCGATGCGCTCGACTTCCCAGCCGAACCACTTACCCTTGTCGTTCGACTCAGGCTGCGTGGACAGGCGGTACATCTGGCTGTACATCGGGGGCGTGAACAGACCGTTCTTGCCCTGAAGCTTAACCGCTTGCATCATGCTATTCCACTTGCGGCTCTTCTTGAGCTGCGTGGACTTCATGACCACAAGCGCCGGGGACGGGGTGCCATCCGCGTCAACGATCATGACGTAGTGGTTAGCCGTGTTCTCGATGTAGTTGCCGTTGTCGAGGTAGTCCTTGTTGTCACCGGGCTCCCGATGAGTCCTGGACAGGATGTCGCTGGTAGCCGGGTAAATATGGAGCGGCGCTCCAGATCCGCTACCCCGCGGAGCCCACTCGATGTACTGGCGCACATAGGCGCACGGCACAACTGTGATGCCCTTTTTGCCGTCATAAAGCTGATTCGTTACCGTATTCAGGATCATGCCGGGCAATGCGCCGTCGAGCTCGCCCACTTCCGGCGAGGTGTTCGTCAACAGTCGCAGGAAGGGCAGGGCGAAGTCGTCCTGATTCATCCCGGAGAAGCTGCTGCCGGCATCCTCCTCGAAAGCCGAGGCGATCGCCAAAGCGGTGGAGGATTGGGGCTTTTCTGCAAGTGCTGTTTTAGCCATGGTTCGTAGTCCTTTATGATTTGATCGAGGCCTTTTTACCGATGTACGCGCCGAAGAGTTCCATGGGGAACTGCTCGCCACGTGTCACCCGCTCCTTGACCCAGGCCTTGAGGGTCGAGGGTTCGATTTTCTCGGACTGCTCGACAGGGAAACCCTGCTGACCAAGCATCCCGAGGAGACGGTTGCACAGCTCGTCTTCGCCACGCCCAAAGCGCACGCTGACGGTGTTCTTAATGATGTCGTCAAAGCCGTGGTCCCTGAGCCATTGGAAGGCTTCGGCACGCCGGGCTTCACTGATCGAGGCGCTGTAGAAGGGCTTTATGTCGATCGAGCTGCCGTCATCCATACGGAACGACGTCATGCCGAGCTCCGAAAGCGCTTCCGGGATCGTCTCCTCGGTCAGCTTGCGGTATTGCTCTTTGTGCCCTTTAAGGACGTCTTCCGCATCGCTGATCTGCTTTTCCAGCGACTTGGCGCGACGGGCCAATGCGGCAATGCCACTGATCTGGTCGTCTTCGACCTTCAGGGCGTCCGCTTCGTTTTCAAACAAGCTCGTAAGGTTCATCAGATTCTCCTTTCTTGAAAAGATCAACCTCGAGGGGGATGTAGCGGCGTTCCCGCTTGTCCCACTTGAGGCACTTGAAGCGTCCATTGTTCTTGAACGCTGCCACCGCACAACAGATTCCTATTGCCGATGGATCGCCGATCAACAACAAATAGTCGTTGTCGGTGAATTTGTCCAGCTTACGCTGGATGCGACGTACCGTCGGTACGACAGAAAACGCAATCTGCGCGTTAGGCGGCAGGATTGTGTCGATTTGGCCGTAATCCTGAGCACTTGCAATGTTGTGCTGCAAGGTCTCGGAAACGACGTACACTTTAGGCACGGGGCAGTTCTCCTTTCTCAAGTTCTGGGACTAGTGTAGACTCGCGCTTCAGGGATTGCAAGCCCTGTCAGAAAGCGAGATCAACATGAGCCAATTTTTACAGACTTATCGGTTTAAAAACAAGCCTTTCGCGCATCAGGCCGCGTATCTTCAGCGGTTCTGGGACCATCAGGTCGCCGCCCTGTTCGCGGACATGGGCACTGGCAAGAGCTTCATGCTCATCAATAACGTTGCCATGCTCTACGATCAAGGCCGCATTAATGCTGCGCTGATCGTCGCGCCGAAGGGCGTGTACCGCAACTGGGTCGACACCGAGATCCCGAAGCACATGCCGGACCATGTGGTCTACCGCATGGCGCTGTGGGCAGCAACGCCACGCAAGGCGGAGGAGCAGGCCCTTGATTCGTTGTTCGAGATCACTGAGGACTTGAAGATCCTCGTGATGAACATCGAGGCATTCTCGACGCCAAAGGGCACGAAGTTCGCTCAAAGATTTCTGTTCGTCCACAACGCGATGATGGCGATCGATGAGTCGACGACGATCAAGACGCCAAACAGCAAACGCAGCAAAAACACTGAAAAAACAGGCAAAACGGCGAAGTATCGTCGCATCATGACGGGCTCGCCGGTGACCAAGTCGCCCCTTGATCTGTATCAACAGTGCGCGTTCCTGTCAGAGGCGTGCCTGGACTCACCGTCCTACTACGCGTTTCAGGCGCGCTATGCCGTGACCTTCGAGCGCCGCGTCGCGACACACAGCTTCAAGCAGATCATCGGCTATCGAAAGCTCGACGAGCTCAAAGAAAAGCTTGATCGCTTCAGCTTCCGTGTCAAGAAGGAGGAGTGCCTCGATCTGCCCGACAAGCTCTATGTCAAGCGCGAGGTCGACCTCACCGACGAGCAGGTCAAGGCGTACAACGAGATGAAGACGATGGCGCTGGCGCAGTTCAACGAAGGGCTGATGTCCACGGTGAACGCGCTGACGCAGTTGATGCGGCTGCATCAGATCGTCTGTGGGCATGTCAAGCTCGACAGCGGGGCCGTGCTGTCGCTGCCCAACAAGCGGGTGGACGAGCTGATGTCCATCGTCGAAGAGACGGACGGAAAGATCATCATCTGGGCCACCTACCGGCATGACATCGAGGCCATCAAGAAGGCCCTTCAGGGCGAATACGGCATGGAAAGTGTCGGTACGTACTACGGGGACACGGAGTCGGACGAGCGCCAGCGGGTGGTCGCGGAGTTCCAGAACCCCGAGAGCAAACTGCGCTTTTTCATCGGTAATCCGAGCACCGGCGGCTACGGCCTGACACTAACGGCGGCCAATGTGGTCGTCTACTACAGCAACAGCTTCGATCTCGAGAAGCGGTTGCAGTCCGAGGACCGCGCGCACCGCATCGGGCAGACCAAGAATGTGACCTATATCGACCTGATAACGCCCAAGACGGTGGACGAGAAGATCGTCAAGGCCCTGCGAGACAAGATCAACATCGCGACCCAGGTTATGGGCGAAGAGGTGATGAAATGGTTGATTTGATCCCGATCAAGCGCCTGTATCAGTACGAGAAGCTCAAGCGCATCGATTCGCCCGAGGGCCGGCGGTACGTCGACGGTAATGCAAACGCATTGCCTAGCGTCACCACGGTGCTGTCGGCGACCAAGGACAAAAAGGCCCTTGATGCGTGGGCCGCGAGGGTTGGTGAGGCAGAAGCGAACCGGATCAAAAACGAGGCGGCCACTGTCGGCACGCACATGCATGCGGTGATCGAGCGGATGATCGCGTACCGGGACCTACCGCGCCCGACCAACTGGCTCATGGTCAAGGGCTATGAGATGGGCTATCGGCTCGTCAACGAGTACTTCATGAACCTCGGGGAGATCTGGGGCTCGGAAGTGCCGCTGTATTACCCTGGCAAGTACGCTGGAACGACTGATTTGGTGGGCGTGTACCGTGGCAATCCTGCTATCGTCGACTTCAAGCAGTCGCTGAAGCCGAAGAAGCACGAGTGGATCGAGGACTACTTCCATCAACTCGCAGCCTACGCGCTCGCGCACGATGCGGTGCATGGCACCACGATCAAGCACGGCTACGTGCTGATCTCGCTACAGACGGGCGGCACGCAGGAATTCAGCACCAGTGGCGCTGAATTTGATCGCTACAAGGCGGCCTGGCTGGAGCGTGTTGAACGCTTCCTTAGCCAGGCATCGGCGGCACCCCCGCCTGCATCGCAGCCGCCCCCGTAATCGCATCGTTCGGGAAGAGCTGCTGGAGCATCATCCGGCTCTGCGAAGACGGCGGGCCGCCACTTGTCGGCGGAGGGCCCGCGGGCGGCGGACCTCCCTGTCCGGCAGGCATGCCTGGCATACCACGAGTCGTGGGGGCCGGAGGCGCGGTACGGATGCGGCGAGCTTCCTCGCGACGACGAGCGGTATCTTCCCGTTGCTCTCTGGTGACGTTAAGCGCAGGAATCGTGGCGCGCTGGCCCGTCTGCATGAGGATGCCGGCAGCGCTGAAACGGTCGCGGACCTCGCGGAGGAACGCCAGATTTTCTTCATCTGTGCGTCCCTTGCGCAGCAAGGCAGCCATGATTTTCGGGTCCGCCGCCGCTTCCTTCAATGCGGCCAGGGCATTGAGCCGTGGCATTTGATTGAAGAGCTGCTGGGCCGTGCTCGACACGGCGCTGGCCGCGGCGAGCGAGCCCGGGCCGCTTGGGATCGCATTGGAGCCCAGATGCAGCGCAATAAAGCGCACCGCAAAAGCATCCAATGGACTGCCACCTGCCAGGACGTTCTCGAGGAACGCACGGTTGCCCCTGGCCTCTTGGATGCGACGCATTGGGATGAGCAAACGGCGAAGGTTCTTCACTTCGTCGGCAGTCATCAGGCCTTGCGTACGCAGGACGTTGATGATCGACGGCTGCCCCGGGGCAAGCGGCCTGAAGAGGTTGTCGTCAAAGGCCTTGACGCTGAACTGATTGCCCGTACCGCCGGCCTTGGTGTACGCCCACTCCAGGATGGAGGACTTCAGCCCATCCAAAGCGGACTGGCGATTCGGGCCGGCCCTGTTGACCACCTCGATGAGCTGACGCACTCCGGCCACCGGCGTACGGCTTGCCAGGATGTCCGAAACTGCCGCGGTGGGCTTTTCCCCGCCCACAAGCACCGAGGCGAACGCTTCTTGGTTACGCAACTGCCGTGCCGCGGCGGAGTTGGGGTCTTTAAGTGCAGCAAATGCAGTCTCTGCATCCAGCGCATTCGTCAGATCGTTCTTCAACGAACCGAACTTGTCCAATGTGTTCTGATTACGCGCCATCCAGTTGGCAAGCGCCGCCTGATTGACACGGCCCGTCTGCGGATTGACGATCGTCGGGTCCGTCATCGCCATGCGCAGCACACGCTCCATGGCATCTGTGACGGATATCACGCGCTCCTTGGAAGCCTTCGCCAGCGGTTCCATGTCCTTGAGCTGCTGCCGGACGATAGCGATCTGCGACGAAGGCGCCTTGATGGAACGAAGCTGCGCGAGCTGCTGCGTCAGCGCGTCATACTGTCGCCCGAAGAGGCCAACGGCGTCCTCGATCTGCTCCATGCGCGCAAAGGTCAGGTCGCTGTCGCGACCGAACATGCGGCTGACGAGGATCTCCGGCGGGATGCGCTCGGCACCGGCCTTGGTCACCGCCGTGACGTCCCGAGCGTAGCTACGAGTAAAGTTATCGTTCAGCGAACGCGAGAACTGACGCGCGCGATCGTATGCCTTGGTGTTGAGCTGCGAGAAGTCATCGAGGATGGACTCGGCAAGCATGCCAAACATACGGGCATCACTCGGCGAGCGCTGCCCTGTGCTCGAGGCCGAATCGCGGGCCCAGCCAAGCAGGTCTCCACGGATGCGGATGAGCTCGTCCACCGGGGTCTTGTTGCCCAGCGGCTCGTAGATCGTCTTTCCGCCGCGACCAGGTCGCAGGCCGCCGATGAGGAACTCCTCGGGCACCTTTCCGGTTTCAAGGTACTCAGGCGTACGCATGCCACGCTGGTACGAAGCGATCGCCGTCTCGTTGATGCCAAGACGGCCCATGATTGAGCGAAGCTCGGTAGGCAGTGACGAGTAACGCTCGGGCGTCATGTTTGACGCCATGTCGAGGAACGTCGTCAGCATCTTCTTAGGGACAAGCGTCTTAGGGACAATCTCGCCTTTCCGCACGCGCGTGCTCTGTTGGAACGCGGCGCGCCAGAGCGACTTTTCGTAATCACGGACCTCGTCAAGCGCCTGGTTGACGCTGCGCTTGATGGTGTCGCCGATCAACAGGCGATTAGCCGCCGTGTCCGTTTGGATACGGGACACCGCGTTGGCGGCGTTACGCTCTGCGATACCGATTCGGCCAAGGATCATGCTGTCGTATGTCTGCGCCTGCATCTCTGCGGCAGCACGTAGCATGGCTGGACTGCCCACCTTCTGAAGGGCCTCGATCAGCGACTGCTGCGCGCGCATTGCAAGTAGCGACTGATTTTCAACGCGCGACTTGAACATCGGATCGCCGCGGGCGAGGCTCAATTCAAGGATTGAGAGCCCCGGATCGCCTGTCGCTTGAGCCGCGGTTGGTCTTGCATCAGGCGGGAAGTCCTTCTCGAGCTGCTTGATGAGGTTCTTGTAGTAACGCTCGCGCAAGAAAGCCGCCCGTTGCAGGGCATCTGGCGTACCAAGTTGCTCGAGCTCACGGATCGGGGCAGATTCCTTGAGGACGCCATCCAGGACCCCATACAGGCGATTTGCGCGCGCCTGGTCCACCACCCCTTCGTTGAACTGGCGGCTGACGACGTTTTTGAGCGTGTCGTACCCGGTCCCGATACCGTTCCAAAGCAGGCGGCCCGGCGTAAACACGCTCGCGCCAAACTCAGAGGCGAAACGCACCCCAGCCTGACCGGGGTAAAAGGCTTCCGCGGCACCGCCGGCTGCGCCTGCCGCACCCGCGGTCAGTGCCTCTGCCCCGAGATACGTCTTCGGGTTACGGCGCGCCATGCTGGAAGTGTAATCAATGAGCTTGTAGAGACGGGACCCGACATTATTGCCCGTATAGACGGCTGCGGGCGTGCGGAGAAGGAATGCGGCCGGACTGGCGGCTAACATGCCGCCTGCGGTGATGGCCCCCTCACGATACGGAACAAGGTCCTCCCGCGGCGGGGACGGAAAAAAGTCTGCGAGCGTATCGCTCAACAGGTACGTGCCGCCGTAAGCTCCAGCCGCAGCAATAAACGGAATGGCGGCGGCCAACGGAACAGGAAGCGCGGCAGCGGGGGCGGTTGCAGTGAATGTAGCCGCAGCGGCCACTGACGGCGCACCATACCGAACCGCGCCCTCTGCGAGGCCCAACCCCACCTGAGCGGTCTTTTGCCCGACTGTGGGGCCGGAAGGAACCGTTAACCTTTCTGCCCAGTCAGGTAAAGGCTCTTCCTTTAATGGCTCGATAATTACATTTGAAATGTTATCTAAAGCACTTGGTTCTGGGGCCAAATAAGGCGCCAGTTGCGCTTCTAGTTCCTCAGTAGACAATTGAGGCGGCGGCTGCGGGCTTACGACTCTGTCCATAGTCGGTGCAGCCTGATCCCCCTCTCGTCCATCAAAACGAAAAACTCGATTGCCAATCGTGACTTCAGAGATGCCCGATGACGCAGGAGGAGGTGCCGAAGTGGGCTGCATATTCGGCAACTGCGAAAACAACGCCTGTCGCTTGTCCACAGGGATGTTGTTGAACGTGTCCGGGTTCATAGCCAACTGTGGGTTTAGCCCAAGGTCCGCTATAGACGCGCGAACGGTAGCCACCTGTTCCGGTGTGAGGTTTTCAAACCGAAAACGATCCGAAGGCGTTGCCATGTGTTAACGCTTCCTCTTTTCTAGTTCCAACGCGGCGGAATTTACATCGCGTCGTATGGTCCCGTTAATCAAGACCTCTGTTGTTCCCGGAGGCAGGTTGAGCATGTCTGCTTCGCTATACACGGACGGCGGAAGATCAAAGTAACTGAGCAGACGCTCAAGCGTCGACACCTTGGCCCGTGCTTCGCCTACCTGCTCTGGACGCAGTGTTGCGCCCAATGATCCCGGACGAGTGTCGGACTTCTTGCGGTAGTCGTCCAGCACTTGATTAATAATCGTGGAAAGACCGATAAGATGCGTCCCGTAGGCTTCTGGATCCTTCCAAACCCCGGGTTTGATCTTCAACATACCCTGCAACATGCGCTGCTCTGTCACGCTGTTCTGCGCGCTCTTGAGGAAGGCCTCCGTGGCCTCCTCCGCAACAATTTCTGCCTGTGAACGCGCAAGTGTGATGTCCTTAAACGGATCGCCAAGCACCGGGGTCTGCGAAACGGCTGCATAAACGGCCGCGAAGGGGCCTGAAACTCTCGAGCGATTGCCCCACAACGATATCGGAGCTGTCATCGCCACTTCCCGCGACAAACGTGCGGGCTCATCAGCAGGACGATCCGATGCACGCGCGGTGCCCGCCTCGGTTCGCTGTTCTCCGCCCGGAGAAAGCAACGGAGCAGGCGCTTCGACCACCTCGCCAGGAGCCGCCTCGACGCGAGTGGTCTCGTCCGTAACCGGCTTGTGATCAAGCGTGACCTGCGTGCCAGGAGGAACACTACCGCTCTTGCGCATGTCCTGCGCCTGTATGACGAATGCGGGCAGTTGATTACCTGGGAGTTTCGTCGGCTCGCCCGTTGGTCTTCCAGATACCGGATCAATAGCTTGCGTATATCGCGGCTGCGTATAGTCTGTAATGGCCGAAGCGATAAGGTTGTTCTCCTCCAGCGTTGTCTGGCCCGTGGCATACCGTTCCATAAGCCCCGGGGCGTTGAAGATTTTAAACGCCCAGTTGCCCGTGAAACTGCCTGCCCCGCGCCGTTCTGCGGCCTTGAATCGCGCATCTGCCTGAAGAATTGTGTTGAGCACCGCTCGCTTCTCTGAAGCAAGCTTGGTGTTGATCTGCTGGATCTCATCACGATCCTTCTCGCCCGCCTGCAACGCCAAGAGCTTGAGCTGACGCTGCGTCGTCTCGATGTCGTTGACGCGCTTTTGAATGGCAGCGGGAAGATTGCTGAACGCCCCGGCCAGCCGCGACACCGGCGAGCCGCGGAGGGCTTCGCCGCGCGGGCCGCGGTTCGAGGCGAAATTAAGCGCCGCCCCGGCAATGTCAAACAGCATGTTTGCCTTGGTGGCCTCACGGTCCGGGGCAAGCATCTGCTCGTACTGAGGAAGCCGTGCCGCCATCGCTTGTTCAAGCGTCGGAACTGCTTGCGGACGCTGGGACAACGAGCTCATCGCCGCCATTTGCGCCATTTCAGTCATCTCAGGAGAGTAAAGCATGCCCGCGGCAGTGCTTCTTTCATCGTACGGGGTCACGCCCTCCTCATCGGACCCGTCCTGAAAACGCTGGACAAGCCCGCCGTCCTTCATCTGGATCGGAGGCAGTCCTTCCGGCGGAATCGGCTGGCCATCCGGCCCCGTCATCGGTCCCGGAGGTGCCATGCCGCCCCCAGGGGGAGGGCCGGCAGCAGCGAGAAGAGCGGCCATGTCACCGCCGGCAGGCGGTGTGGCTCCGCCAGGAGGAGGAGGCGGAGCACCGGGAGGCATAGCTCCCATGGGTCCCCCCGGGGGCGGCGGCATTGGAGGTTGTGGCCCTTGGGCCATGGGCTCTGATTGGGGCAGCGCGCCGATCCCGCCGCCCTGCGCGAGCACCGGCTGGAGCATCGCAAGGACAGAATCGGGAGTTTCGGTCGCGGCCTCGTATCCCACCAGATCGGCAAGCTCTTCGCGACGCGCATCGACCGAGCGCATGTCGCCGCGAAGGTTGTTCATAAGGATTTCAGGCGAATCGACGCGACGGTTGAGCATTTTTGCGGAAACTGCGTCGTCGGAGTTTTCCTCCTCTTCGCGTTCGTTCTCTTCCTCGCCAACATCGTCGAGGAAGCCCTGCATAATGCCGACGTTTTCGTAGTCGTCCATCATCTTGTCTTTCATCATTATCCTGGCCCCTTAAAAGAGTCCGGCTGCTTTTGCGCCCGCCGCGGCGGACAACCCCGCCAATCCGATGCCCGCCGCCTGCTGGAACGGGCTCGCCGAAGGCTGACTGACCGCGGATGTTGCCATCTGCGTGGACGGCGCACCGCGATAGATGTCGGAGAGGAAGGCTGCCTGCTGGTACGGGGAGTATAGACGCTGCATCTGCGTTGCGCGCTGTGCATCGAGCGACTGCTGGTTGAACGCCTGCTGCGCCTGCCCGGTGTTGTACAGGAAGTTGATATCGGACTGCTGCATGCCCTGCGCCGCTTGACCGATGCCGAGCTGCTGAAGGCCCTGCTGCCCATACTGCGCGCCCAACTGACCAAGCCCCTGCGCCGTCTGCTGGCCGATGCCAAACTGCTGACCGGCAAGTGCGCCAATACCCTGTCCGATGTTCTGGAACTGCCCCGACTGCTGCCCGTAGATGCCGGCAAGCGCCTGCGCAGCGTTCGTGCGCCCCGCGCCTTGCTGCATGAGCAGGTTGGCAATGTTCTGCTGGATGTTCGATTCCTGACCGGCCAGCGCGCCCTGCTGCGAAGCAAGATTGCCGTAGCCCTGAGCAGCCTGCTGGTACAGGCCCGCGGCGGACTGGCCCAAACGAGCCTGTTCCACGCCGAGCTGACCAAGGCCCTGGCCCGCAGCGATCTGCTGCTGCGAGAGGTTGCCGTAGAGGCCTGCGCCCGACTGTCCCAGTTGCGCCTGCTGCGCGGCCTGCTGGCCTACGGTCTGGCCGATGTTGGCGATCTGCCCCGCAGCCGCCTGTTCGGCCGCCGCGCGCTGCGCTTCGAGCGAGCCCATGGCCTGCCCGGCCTGCACTCCGAGCTGCCCGATCGCCTGGCCGCCCTGCAATGCACGCTGCTGCTGCTGTTCAAAGGAGGCCATTGCATTGGCCTGCGCCTGTGAGTAGCCCTGAGAGAGGAGGTTGGCAATCGAACCCGCCTTCTGCTCCATAAGCCCGCGCTCGAGTTCGGCACGCTGCACGCCTTCGCGCTCGCCGCCAAAGGCCCCCGCACGCACCGCCTGAGAGGAAAGCCCCTGCTGGGCGATCGCACCCTGACGGCTGATCTGCCGCATCGTCTCGTCGATGACCTGCTGACGATACGGGTCCATGAAGGCCTGCGCGCGCGAGGGGTCATAGCCCCCCATGCCGCCACCGATGCCGCCAAGGCCCCCCGCCAGCCCAAGCTGGACAGCGCCCTGCGCACCACCCATCTGCGGCACGCCACCGGCGCCCGCAGCACGCTGGGCAGCGTTTTGCAGAAGCTGCTGCGAGCCGGAGAAGTCCGCGCCCATGGCCCCGGCGGCCATGCGCTGTGCGTCGGTGACCCCGCGCATGCCCTGCCCGATCGCCGCCGTCGCCGGCGTAAGGTCCGCCTGCGAAGCGCGGGCGGCCATGTTCTGCGAGGTCGCAAGGGCATTGATGCCCGTGCCGATGTCCTGGTAGGCCGCGCCAAAGCGCCCCGTCGTATCCGACTGAAGCGCACGCTGGCCGGCAAGATCCATGTAGCCAAGGCCGGTATTGATCTGGCCAATACCGCCGCCCATGCCCGCCGCAGCGGCTCCAGCCTGCCGCATCGCGGCCGCGGCGTCCCCAAACTGTGCCCGGGTGTCGGCGCCACGGAGAACGTCCGCCGCCTCACGGGTCATGCCCATGCCACCGGCAATTCCTTGGTTTGCAGCGGTCACATAGGGGCTAAACGCCCCCACCCCCTGCTGTTCGGCAGCGCGCATCGCGGCGATCTGCGCGGGGGAGAAGCCCGCAACCTGATATCCCGGAATCTGCTCGGCAAATCCGGGCTGGAAGGCCAACTTTTGCGCTTCCTCAAGCAGCCGAAGCTTGTATGCCTCGATTTCCGGGGCTTCTCGGACAATCTGCTGCGTGACTGAAGTATCGCCTGCTACGGATGCCATTTATTTGCCCTCAACCTTGCCGCCTTCCAGCATTTTCATCAGTTTGTACATGCGCCGCGCGCCTTTGCGGCGACTTCCGCCGCCGGCGTTGCGAACAGCACGTGCCGTGAACACGAATTCCCCGTCCGAAAGCATCGCCGGGATCGAATCCGAGGTTCCCGTGCCGGGGCCGTCGATCGGGCCCGTTTTACGCGGGAAATGGGTCGGTTGACCACCGTCACGCAGCCCCTGGGCGGCCATAATCCCCTGGTTATTTTGCTTGTTTAGCGTTTGAACGGCCTGTCCCGCGGCCATTGCCGCCTCCGGGCCGCCGTACAACAGCCCTTCGGTCTGCGCCACCTGGAAAGGATCCTTCGCCGCCTGCTTGACCGCATTCGTCACGGCACCGCCCTGCCGATACCCAGTGGGGCGCGCCGGCTGAACCGGGTTCCCGTACAGCAACGGCACGCCGTACGTCCCGGAGACGTTATACGGCTGCGGGATGCCTTCCGGCATGTTCGTCGGGGAGCCGCTCGGGGTGAAGTACCTCGGAACAGGGCTCACGGGCATCGTCGGATAAGGCCCGGGGGCCGTGGGGCTTGGGCCGCGGTTCGTGTTCAGTGCGTCAAGCCCATACGACGGGGTTTCCACCACCGGGTTGTAGGGCTTCAGCACCGTGGGCGTGAGGCCGCCGGCGAACTTTTCCGGGTTGTCGCGGATGTAGTCTTCGCCCGTGTAGTTACGATCGAAGAGCGGGTTCTCGTCCGACTTCCCTGCTTTAAATCCGCCGGCGAGGCCGGAGACGGTAAGCGCCGTTGCGACACCCGGCACGTATCGACCAAGCTTTGAGGTCGCCTCGGGGTTGACAAGAAACGCGTTCTTGAAGCCCTCGAACGTCGGCTTCTCGCCACCCGGGGCGAGGGTTCTGAGGTAACTCCCCATGCGCCCAAACATGCCCGAGCCCGGCGTGGTGGCGGGGGTTGCGGAGACGTCGGTGGCCCGGGCCAGCGCCTGCTCAAACCTAGCGCCCGAGACGCCGGAGGGCGTCACGTAGGGCACCGAAGAGCCAACGGGCTGTGTCTGCGGAGCGCCAGCGCCTGTCGTTTCATATGGTCCGCTAACGACACCTCGCATCGCATCTGGATTAGGCGTATCAGACCCGCCTGCAACCATGTCGTAGGCTTGCCCAGCTTGCGTCCGCATGGGAACTCTTTTCCCGGTGACACTGACCTCTTGAAGCTGGTCAGCTCCCGGGGGCTTATAGGACATGCCCGCCATGACGCCTGACTGAAGGCCCATGCCAAGGGCTTCCTGCGTGCCCATGCCCGCGAGTTTGCCGACCGTCGCGCTTGTGAGGCCCGCGCCAATGCCCTGCGCAAGCTTACCCCCCTCGGTAACCCCAGGAATCTTGCCCGCATACTTTGCGATGCTCGAAACCGGGTTGACGCCGAACGCCGTGCCGCCCGCGCCGAAATAGCTCGTCGCGGCATTGATCAACAGGCTCTTAGCGTTGATCTTCTCACCGGCCATGGCAGAAACGCCCGCAGCCGCCGCGGTGGAGGCCAGGGCGGTAGAGGCCGCCGCAGCGGTCGTGGACAAGGCCACGCCTGCGGCAGTGCCCGTGGCAGCGCCTACGACGCTCGCCGCGGCCGGTCCGAGGACCGTGGCAAGTGCGACCGTGGCGATTACGCGAAAGATCGGGTTTTTAAGGACCTTCTTGACCGCCTTCTTGACGCTCTTAAAGAGCTTCTTCAGGAAGAATTCAGGCAGGCCGGTCTTGGGGTTGATCGTCCCGGAACCGCCCATGGCCTTGAGAAGCCGCGCTTCCCCCGGGGTGATATGGGCAAGGATCGAGTCGCCATTGCGACCCTGAGAGGCCAGATACTTAGCTACATCGGCCAGGCCACCCTGGGCCATGGCCATCGGCTCAAGGCCTTCGACGGCCGGCGACATCTCCATCGGGGCCTGCGCGCCCTGAGCGCCGGAGGCCTGATACTCGTTAAGAGCCATGATGGCAACGCCGAGGAAGGCCGGGTCGTACTCTTCCGGCAGGTCATCGGCGTCCATCATCCCGGTGTCGATCAGGCGCTGGCGAAGCTGCGGATACTCGTCCGGCTTCTGCGACATGTACTCGAGGACCTCGAGTAGCGCCGAAACCTCAGCCGGGCTGAGGTCCAGTTCGTCAATGCTTTCCCTGACCGCCTGGCGGACAGCCTCTGCTTGCGCAGGGTCGCCCGAAGACATGCCCAATGCCGTCAGAGCGGCGTCGTAACTGTCCGCGCTCGAGACGTAAAGCGGCTGGTCCGTGGGCCTTGGATCTTGCATGGCTTGCCCTGCGGGCAGGCCCATGATGCCTTCATTTTCCATAGGTGTCCTTTCCAGTTTGTGCCAATGACCCTACAGGGGGTCGCGCGCCGGGAAAGGACGCGAACATGGCTCTGATTATGGGGCAAGTTGTCAAGGGTTGTCCACTTGTCACGAGCGGTCGATTTCCAGGTAGGAAAGGTAAAAATCGACATCCGCTACGCTTGCGGTCACTTTCAGCACGTCCCCCGCGACTAGCACACAAGGCACCCCCGAAAAGATGTCCATCGTCTGGCTCGTTGGCAGGGCATAGGTCTTTAGAAGCTTGTACGGCGTTCCGCCCCCGCCTGGGTAGATGGCGGCACTGATGTTGGCGACACTGGCGTTGTCGTTCGTGACCCGAAGCGACGAAAGAACGGCATTGTTGGCCGCAGGAGCCGTGTAGATAGTCGTCTCCGTAGCGGCGCTCGGGGTTAGATACAGGCGTAAGTATTTGTTTGCCATGTCACATCGCCGAGATGAAGTTAATGGTCAGGATGACCGACGAGATAACGGGGCGCGTTGGACTAGTATCTACCGGATACTGCTCAAGAAAAACATCCGTACTGCTCGCCCACCAAGCAAGTTGAAGGTAGTTAACCGAAGGATCGTTGACTGTGAATATGCCCGTGATTGTGGGCACTATATGCGACCACGTCGTGGCATCTTTGCGTGCTGCGATGTCAAAACGGCTCCGACTGGCCGGGTAGTTAACACCCGTGTCCTTGGCCCAGATCTCAAACTCTTGTGCCGCATTGCTGCGGTTAGAAACCTGAATCCGGATTGTAACGAGGTAGTTCCCCGCACAAGGGACATAGATCTTGGTGTTGTCAACAACGCGAATCCCGTTAGCAACTGGGGTTGAGTTGTAGGTAATAAGTTCTTCGGTGGTGATGCTGGTTAAGTCTTGATCCTCGTCTGACATCAACATCGCATGCGGCAGGATGATGCCGTTGCTGAGTTGAAAGCCCCGGACACCGCCCGCAAAACCACCGCCCGCACCGGAACCTGCCGCGAACCACGAGCCCGCACCAGCCTTGTCGTCACTGACGGTCGGCGTGTAAGTGTTGTTAAGCTGGAAAACGACCTGCTCAAGCGAGCGCACGAGCTGGTCAAACTGCTCCTGACTGTAGCCCGCAGCCGCTGCGTTAGGCAGACGGACGTTGAAGATCTTACTCATCTCAATCCATCAGGTTGGATGTCGACACGCATCGTGCCGAAGCGCCAGTTGGTGTTGAGCTCAGAACTTTCGATCTGCAACGAAATCTGCCGCCCACGCGCGCGCGTGTCCACCTTGTCTGTACCCGGAGAAATGACGTACGGATCAAGCGAGCTTGGCGTCGCAGCAACCTGCGGATACAAACGCAACAGCAGCCGCACCGTGAGATCGCCCTCTTGGTTCTTGAAGTCCGGGATGAACCGCTTCATGAACAACACCTGATCGCCATCGCCGATATCGAAGTACCCCGACTTCACATACGCAAGGATCGGATCCCCGTTGCCGTTCTTACCAAACTCCTGGTTATAGACCACGGCCCGCCCAGGGGTGAGTCCATAAATCGTGCTGATCGTAGCCTCGGTACCGTCGCTATCGTACTGTGTCGCCATCGGAAAGGAATAAGTACCAAGGTCCACCCAAGCGGAACGCGCCATAGTGCCCACAGACCATACCTGCTCGAGGTAGTTAAAGGTCACAAAGCGATCGATGTAGTCAGTGTCCGCCGTGCAGTACCACCAGGTCACTTCGTTGAACTGCGTGTTGATCCCCACATGCACTTTCTGTGCTTGCGTAAAGTTCAGGTCCTTGAATACATAGTCCTGGACCGTGCAGGGGAGCTTCTTGACGACACCGTCGAACACGAAGAAGGCGTCCTTGCTCATCCAGTACGCCACGCCGTTCACATCCGCCGACGCATGCGGCCCGATAAGGCCACAGTTGGCCCCGAGCTGCTGGAAGCCAAAGGTATACGGCGGTCCAAGGTACTGCATGCCATGCAGTGCCGTGTCCGTCCAGATCAAGATCTGTCCGCGCGAGCGAAGCGCCGAGACGATGTAGTTTCCGTCCGTCAGGCGCTGGCCGCCAGCCGTATTGGTCGCCGTGGCGACGAATGTGTTGATGTCTTCTTGGTTTGAGAAGCGCACAAACATCGGATCCTGCGACGAAGGCGTCCCGATGGTCGATTCCGTACCAAAGCAGACCAGATGCCGGTCAGGCGTCGACACCAACGCGTATTTGCTCTTGGTCGGCGCGCCAGAAATGGCCGTTGCCCGCACGCCAATGCCCGTGCTCGGCAGCCACTCGTAGATGCCGCCGTCTACAACCTGCATGATGAGGTTTTCGCCGAAGCTATCGAACTGCCAGACGCGGGAAAAGAGCGCAATCGAGGCAGACGGCGGGCGCGGGGTGCCCCAAGTGCTCAAGCCCCATGTCCCAGTGCCCCAGCCAAAGTCCGAGTAGCTTACCGCTGCCCCCGTGTTGATCTGATAGGCCGCCGTGGCCGTGCCTGCCGCCGTGGCGGTCGAGGTCGCGTTGGTCGGCGCCTGGATGGCGTACTCATTGGCGTTCAGAACCTCGATAACCTCAAACTCGTTGTTCAAACTCGCGTTCGGAATGCCACCAGGGTCGCCCGTTGTCGCAGAAAGCGTGACAAAATCCCCCGTAATGGCCCCGTGGCCGCTGTCATTGACCACTACGCGGTTGGAACCGTTCGTCGTATCGAAGGTAACGCCCGTGTTCGTGTCACGGATGGGCGTAATGTCCGCCCAGGTGCCGCCGTAGTAGACGTAAACCTTCTTGTTGGTGCCGACGGCAACGTAGGGGGAGCCGTCAAGGTCCGTCCAAGTGAAGACTTCGCTCGGCATACCCACCAAATAGGCGATGGTTTCGCCAAACGGGGCCCATCCGCCGACCTTTTCAGGCAGTCCATAGCGAAAACGGACGTAATCGGAGTCGATCCATCCGCCTTCTGCGCCATATTCGGTGTTTTGCTTGTCTACACCCGGCTTTAAGAACAGTCTGAGTAGTGCCATGGGCGCATCCTACTTGATTGGACCGCCGACGAGCCACGCATCGCAAGTACGATCGCCGGCACACTTGAAGTGGAACAGCTCACAGTACCCGAGATTGGCCGCCGCGACCACATCCGGGGCGTAATTCTCGTGTTCCATCTCCTCGTCGTAGTCATGGATGCCCTTCTCGATACAGGCAATCATCTCCGGGGTCTGGATGAACGCCGCGCAGTTGCCACAGCGGGCCTTCTTGGCCTCGCGCACCGTGGTCTGCCAAAGCTCGGCCTTCTTGTCCCAGAAAGCACGCGACTCGGACTCCGGGTTCAACGGCCCGTAGCCATACTCCTCAATCGCATTGTTGCGATTCTTGAGGTTGACATGGATATCCATCGTCGCTTCCGGGCAGCCCTTCTGGCCGCGCTCGTACGACTTACGAATCTCCTGCCCGATCGCGTCCTTCTTGACACTCGCCATGCTTCACCCGTACGGTTACTTCTTTCCCTTACTTGCCTTTTTGGCGGAAGCTGCGCGTTTTAGCAGCAATGCCTTTGGGCTGCGCGACGAACTGCTTGCCTTGCGCTTTACCTTTTCGCTTGGCGGCAGAAGTTCGGGCGTACTCAGCAGGGCTGAGAGCTTTAATCGCAGCTTCTGGTAGATATCTCTCACCCGTGTCAGAAGATCGTTTACCAGACCTTGTACGCCAACGCTGATCCCCCCAAGCCTTGAGCGATTGTTGACTTTTTCGTAGCGCCATGACATAGTCCACCTATGGAGCACAAAACACAGGAAATTTGGAAACTGATACCTGACACGAATGAACGGTATTCGATAAGTGATTATGGCGTAGTCCGCTCAAACTGGGCAGATATTCCGCAACGAAATTTAACGCACCGTAAGCGTATTGAAAAAACTTCGTTACTAAAGGCTTGGCTGCACACAACTGGGTACATGCGAGTCGCTTTAGGTCGTGGAAAACAAAAATATATTCACCGGCTAGTAGCCCAAGCTTTCCTACCAAATCCCGACAATTTGCCTCAAGTTGACCATATGGACGGGAACCGTACGAATAACCATGTTTCAAACTTGCGTTGGGTAACGGTGCAGCAAAACGCAATAATGGGCGGAGATCGTCACAACTGGGATGCCCAGCGAATTGCAAGTGCAAAGCGTCGTATTTACGACGTAAAGAAAAAAGAGTTCCAAGCCTTGCTAGATCAAGGTTGTAGTTTGAGATACGTTGCAAAACTATTTGGTACATCACATTCCGTAATTAGCCGTATCGTCAAAGGCTAGTCTCTGTATCTCCCGCCTTTGGCTTTGTACTGCTTAGCCAATAGCTGACTTTTTCTCGCGCTCCACTGCCCCGCGGCAGTACCCTGCACCGCACGGGACTTGATTGACTTGAACAGGCTCTCACGCATGGCAGGCTTCGTGTAGTTACCCGCTGCGTTGACCTTACTCTTGGCTTTCTTCCTCACGGCAAAGTTCCTCCGCTGGCTGCCGGCATGGTCGTCACCTGGATCGCAATGTGCTGCTTCAGGTTCAACAACTGCCCGCAGTCCGAACAAGTGTCCGCATCCAACTCCGCCTCGTCCAGATCGTAGCCACAGGCGTCGCAATAGACTTCGATCACATGCGCAGGCTCGACCAGACCCTGGTCCGTGGTCCGCGGTTCAAGCGCGAGCTTCATGTGACCCCCGCCCGAAGTTCCAGTTTTTGCAAAGGCATCGTTATACCTTGCGTTCAAAATGAGGAACATCCTTGAACGACTTCCAGAACCCGCCCCATTGATTCTTCTCGTTGAGGCTCTCCCAATACTTGCCAACCGGCGTAAGAGCAGGGATGTCGTAGGTCAGTTTGCCGTCCTTGAAGAAGTTAAGGTCGATGGCACACCGCTTGAGGTGGATGCTGTTCATCGTCTTGCTACGCCCAGTCTTGACATAGATGGCTTGCTGTTCCGGGGTACGGGCAAGTTCACCGCCCGTCACCACAAAGCCCAACTCCGTCGCCTTGTTGATGAGTTTGGCAACATCCAGCAGGAACGCCGCTTGTTCTTTTACGAGGCTCATTTCATGGCCTCCTTCATAGCATCGGTCTTTTCCTTACTACCAACGCTGCTGCCGAAGTAGTACGAAACGACCTGCGTGGCGACCGCAGACAGCACGCCTAAAATGTAGATGAGGATGTCCTTGCGGCTGGGGTCAATCGGACTCGCTTGGAACAGCACAATGCCGAAGAGCGTGAAGGTGATGCCAAGCAAACCAAGCGCCAGAATCGGCGTGATGAGTTTGTTTAGCAGCGGTGCCTTGTCGGATGTGACAATCTGCGTCTCGCGCACCCGCGCATCGTTGGTATCCTTCAAGAGCATCTCAAGTTCAGCGAGGTCAAGTTTGTCCTCTTCCAGACGCAACTTAAGCAGTTCCTCTTCATGCTCCATCTGGGCAATCTGCACCCGCGCCAAATCCTCGCTGGACATATCGGGCTTCAGTTCAACGCCCAACTTCTTTTCGACATAGTCCTTGCCCTTTGCCATGACGGCGTTGGCAACGAGGTTCAACCCGTTACCAAGGAGGGGTGTAAGGATGGCTTGGATTGCGGCAGGTATCACTTAATGGACTCCAGCCACATCATCGTCACCGTGCCAAACGCGGTCAGCAGGATGACGATAATTGCCCCGCCAACCTGCATAAGCAGGCTTTCCAGACGCTTTAGCCGCGCATGGATGGCTTCGTAGCGCACCGCGCAAACATCGATGTGAGAGGTCACAGTCACCTCAAGGTCTTGTACCGTGGTCACGGCTCCCCGTCCTTCACGACCTGCGGCTCTGCCTGCTCCTTAATTTTGACTACAAGGGGCCACGCACCCGAAGAGGTGGGCAGTTGACCCAGCACTTGCAGGATGGCGTTGACCTCTTCCGTGGTCAGCGTAAGGTTAATCACGGCGACACCCACGGCAGCGGCGGCGAGACGACGGGCGGGTTCTTCTGGGCCTCAATCTGGCCCTCCACCGCAGCCTCTGTAGCGTCCTTGTCCACGCCGTTAGCCCAGACCCAGCCAAGCACTTGGTCGAGCGTCAAATCGGCGTAGGGGGTGAAAGCACCCTCGACGACGGGAAACGAACAGGTCGAGTAGACGCTGCCGTTGTAGTCGCCGTCTACGCCGTTGCATTGCCAATGAGCCGTGACTACATAGTCAGCGCCTTCAGCAGACTGCGGGAGGCAGTCGAGTTGCGAGATGTTCCAGTTAATTACGGTAGCCATTATTTGCTC